AAGGGTATTGCGAATTCTGCCCGAATGACGGGACCGATTGCATTGTGTGCGGACGCAAGACTGTTATTTCTTCACCCAACGAGGAGACCAATCCGTGACCACGATCGACTCACCCGCGGCTAGCGCCGTGACCGTTCACGCCGAGCCGGCCCGGCCGGATCGTACCGCGTGGATCAAAGGGCTCAGGGAAATGGCGGACTTCCTTGAAGCCCACCCGGAGGCAATCAAGAACTACGACACGGTTACGTTAACGACGTTTCCGGCGGACATCAAAGCCATCGCCAGGGCGGGCTACGGCCGACTCGGCAAGGAATTTCTGGAGGATTATCTCTATCTCACCAAGCACTTCACCAGCAGGGTTTGCATTCAATGGATTGCGTCGCGCACGGCGGCCTGCCGGCGGGTCAAAGTCGGTGAGCGGATAATCAAAGGCGAGCCGGAGCGGATCGTGCCGGCGCAGCCCGAGCGCGTGATTCCGGCCACGGTCGAGACCAAGATCGCCGCGACGCCCGATCGCGTCGAGGATGTCATGGAATGGGACTGTAAGCCCTTGCTGGGCGAGGACGAGCCGACGACGCTGGCAGCGCTGCCGGCCGGCGAAGTGATCGAGCAACCAACGGGAGAATCCAATGCCTTGCCCAACCTGTGACCACACGATGAAATCGTTAGGCCGAATCGAAGGCAATCGAACGCTCTTTTGGTGCTGGCGGTGCGGAACGATCAAGGCCAATCTCACCAACGAGCCCGAGGTGCCGACGCTGGTCGATAAATGCCGTACATTCCGCAAGTATTTGGATCAGTACTCCGCCCACAGCGCGGATGATCTCGCCGCCACCTGGAAAATGGCCGGCATTAGCGAATCTATCAATCTTCCGGGCGACCGGAGTTGAGCCTGCCGAGCTCTTCGAGTTGCCGCACGGAGGAAACACCGGCCCCAGCGGGGCTTGAAACACGGCCAAGTAGCAATGGAGCTCGGCACCAATCGCCGACGGCGGAATGTTTACTCTTTACTGACCCGAGGGGTTGCATCCGCCGTCGGTTTTCGCTGAAAAACAAGGTAAAATCGGGACCAAACCATTCGACTGTACCGGGGTGGACCAGTCGACCAACTACGAGGGAGATTTTGACCAATGACGCAGTTATCCAAGACCAAGAAGCGCGGCAAAGCGCCGACGCTGCCGGCCATTCCGGTCACCGCCGATCCGGTGCAAGCGCTGAATTACATGCTGGTCAATAACGCCACGCCCGAGCTGGTCGAGCGAGCCATGCGCATCGTCAACGAATGGAACGATCGCCGCGCCGCCGAGGTGTTCGGCCAGCGCTTCGCGGCATTCCAGGCGGAATTGCCGCAGATCGAGAAAACCAACGCCGTCAATCGCAGCGAACAAAGGGGCGGCGAGCTCATGTACAAATTCGCCTCGCTGGACGACATCGAACGGCAAGTGCAACCTGTTAAGGCCAAGTTTGGCTTGAGCACGTCGGGAACGATCAAGAACACGCCGGCCGGGGTTGAAGCCGTTTGGACGATCCAGATCGGCTCACACAAGGAGCAGCGCGACTACCTGCTGCCGCCAACCTCATCGGTGGGCATTCTCCAGGGCGGAGCCAACGCCACGCAAAACCTCGGCGCGTGGATCACTTATATTCGCCGGTACACCTACTGCATGGCGCTAGGGATCGTCGTCCGCGACGAGGACACCGATGCGAACTCGGTCAAGAACATTCTGCTCCTTAGCGACGAGCAGCGCCAGCAGATCAATGACTGGATCAGCAACGGCGTTGTGAAGACCAATGGCGAGATTCACAAAATCACCGAGGAGAAACTGCTCCAATGGCTACAAGGAAAACTGCCCGAAGCAGAGCGAAGCCTCAATCGCATCACACAAGAGGACTTCGAGAAAGTCGTCCGAACGTTCAAGATCAACCAGTCCAAGAAACCTGCTACATAAGCCCGGAGGGCTACCATCGGCACCGCTGCCCACGCTGCGGAACCATTTGGGAGCACCTCGACCCCGACACAGCGGGAAAGGAGCACGAAATCGGGCCGGCTTCCACGCACGAATGCCCGCGCGACGATTGCAACGGCAGCCAGGGCTGGCATTATCTAGGACCACAACGACCGAGTTTTACCACCTACCAACCGGAGATTCGACAATGAAAGTGTTCACTAGCTTTGCTCAGTACACGCCCGAATATTGGGCCATGCGCCGAGGGGTGCCGACCGCGAGCGAATTCTCGCGGATCATCACCGCGGCCAAAGGCGAATTCGCCGCCGGCCACAAGAGCTACATCAACGACCTGATCGGCGACGAATTGGATAGCGAGTACCCGCGCCTCAACGACGGGGCCAGCATTGCGATGAAGCGCGGCACGGCGCTGGAGCCCGAGGCCCGCGGCCTTTACGAGCTGTGGGCCAACCTGCCGATCCATCAAGTTGGATTTGTCACCACCGACTGCGGCCATTTTGGTTGCTCGCCGGATTCGCTGGTCGGGGACGAAGGCGTCCTCGAACTGAAAAGCCCGATGCCCAGCACGCACGCCGGCTATGTCCTCGACGGCAAACTGCCCGAGACCTACAAGGCCCAATGCCACGGACACCTGATCGTCACCGGGCGCAAGTGGTGCGATTTCATGTCCTACCTGCCGGGGCAAGAGCCGTTCATCATTCGGGTAATTCCCGATGACTTCACGGTCAAACTGGCCAAGTGCTTGAAGCTATTCGACGACGCCTACCGGCCGGCCAGGGCCAAGTTTGGCCTGCCCAATCCGCTGCCGCCGCTGGCGCTGGGCTACTGGCCAGAAGGCCAGAGCGCCGCCGAGCGCCTGATTAACCACGCCGCCGACACTAAGCCCGCCTTGTTCACGGAGGCGAGCGCGTGACCCGACTCACGTTCGCCATCTGCGATTTGCTGGCCGCCGAAACGAACATGCGAGGATACGACGAGCCGAAGTACGTCCAATTCGGCCGAACCATGCTCGGGGAAGGGTTCGAGGTTTGGCTGCACGAATCCCTGAGCACGGCATCGAAGTACCTCTACGTCCGTTTCGGCGGCCGGGAATTCAAGGTGCGCTTCAGCAATCACAAACCCCGCTTCGGCGATCAGCGAATCGGGGATTGTGATTTCTACGTCGGCCATTCGCACGGCCGAATCACCAACACCAAACAGGCAATTAACGCCACAATACGAGCATTGAGGACCAACCAATGACCTGCGAAGAATTGAAAGACATGGTCGAGCGTTTCGACCTGACGACCAGGGCGGAACGGCACCAGATGTTTTTGCACCTGAATAACTGCATCGCTTGCGTCGTATGGTTGACGACAAGCTCGCGCGGGGATGCGACGCCCGAGGAGCTTGCCCAGGCCCGCCGGGACGGCAGGGACACCGCCGAGGCGGATATTGTCGCCAACGATCCAGAGACGCCCGGATTCAACCAATGGCGGAGGAGCCAACCATGAGGAAAAAACGACTCGAATGGACCGATCCGACCACGGAGAAATTCGCCGACCGTGCTCTGGAACTAATGGGGGAGCTCTGCGCCTTCACGGCGAGTCTGCACGCGATCGGCAAAGACGCCGGCAACTGCAAAAAACTGATCGAGAAGGAATTCTGTCGGATTCGCGAAAAGACCAGTGCGAGCATTTGCAGGGTCAGTGGTAACCGGCCCCCAGGAATGGTCCTGAATTGGAAAGACGTCAAGATGTTTTGCGAGGCGGTGCTCCGCGTCGTCGCCGCGGAACTGGAAACGATGTAACAGGAGGAAGCTATGGCGACGGATTGGAACGAAACAGTGTCCGAAAAAGCCCTGGAAAGGCTATCGGTTTTGTTCAGTGAGCTTTTCGCCTCAGTCGCCGCCGTCATCCAAGGGGGAGGCGACGAAGAAGGCTACATCGCCAGATACGAAATGATGCGCAGCCACACCGACGAGCTGCTCGCCGCCGTCAAGGGCAACCGGCCCGAAGGCTTGCCGGTGAACAGGGGCGATGTTCGGCTCTTGATGACCAAGTGGCTCCGCTACGCGATCGACGAGCTCGACCGCGGCTGACAATTCTTTTCGGGCGGGGGCTTGCCGGCCCTCGCCCGTTCGCCTATTTACACTTCCGGTTGTTACGCTGCCGCCGTCAATTAACCACATGCCCGACCTCTTGCCGGCGCGTCAACTGGCGGCAGCCGAACTTCGCCCGGCAAGGGGCGGGCTCCAAATCACGGGAGAAGAAAGGACGCCGAGCATGAAGCGCCACCCCCTCCTCGACGAAATCGGTTTCCCCAAGCCTGCCAAGCACGAAATCGACATCATCGCCGAGGACATGCGCCAAAACGGATGGGACAAGACCAAGCCGAGCTTTGTCTTCCAGAAGCACGTCCTCGACGGCAACACCCGCGAGGCAGCCGCCAAACTGGCCGGCATCAAGCCCTACCGCAGAATCTTCCGCGGCACCAAGGACGAAGCCATCGACTTCGCGCTGCGGACCGAGGCCATGCGCCGGCCGCTCACGCCCGAGCAGCAGGAGAAATACCTTTCCTACCGGCGCGTCAAGGCCGCCGACATGCGCGAGAAAGGAGCGAGCACCAGGGCCATCGCGGACAAGCTGCAAATCAGCAAAACAACGGTGATGCGCGACCTCGACAAGACCGCGCACGCGACGCCCGAGACCGTGACGTCGGCCGACGGCCGCCAACGACCGGCCCGCATGACGGACAACCGCTGCGCCCGCTGCAAGCGCATGTACGTCAACGCCAACGTATCGGTGAAAGGCTGCGAGGAATGCAAGCGCCTCCGCGCCGAGGCCGCGGCCATCAAGAAGGGACACACCGAGCCCGGCACACACGAACCGCGACGGAGAAAGCGCACCTCCGGCAACGCCGCCTACGATTTCCGCAAGCTCAATGACTTCTACGGCTGCCTCACCCGCGAAATCGACAAAATGGCCCGGCCGTTCGATCGGATCAACTCACCCAAGACGCAGGAACTCCGTAAGGAACTCGCCGACTGGAAGACGCATTTCGTCCGCGTCTACACCGATTACTCCCGATCCAACGCCCCCGAGGACGCCTAGCGCCATGGAACTGGAACGCTGGCCGCACCAACAGACCGGACTCGCCCGCTGGCTGGACGCCTACGATCGAGGCGTCAAACGCACCTGCCTCTGCTACCCGACGGGCGGCGGCAAGACGCTGACCGTTGCCGACGTCATCAAATCGGTAACCTCCATCGGTCGCAAAGCCTCGCTGTTTACCAATCGTAAGATTCTCACCGATCAGGTCATCGCCGACCTGCTCGAACACCGCATCGACCACGGGGTCCGGGCCGCCGGCCACGAAGAAGACCTGAGCCGCTCGGTGCAAATCTGCTCCATGCAGACCGAAGTTTCGCGGGTGCTCAAACGCAAGGTTTGGGACCTCCACGCCAACGCACCGGGCGACGTGATGATTATCGACGAGGGACACCTGCACGTCAGCGGACACGCTTTGACCATCCGCGACATGACCACCAGCGCCGGGGCCTTCACGCTCGACATGACCGCCACACCGATCGGCATGGGCGAAGTCTGCGACGAAATCGTCTACATCGGCAAGAACAGCGAAATGCGAGCCTGCAAGGCGCATTTGCTGATCGAGCACTATGCCCCCGACGAGCCCGACATGCGCCTGGCCAAGCTCGCAGGGACGCCCAAGAAAGGAGCTTCCGAGGGCGAGGACCTGAGCGAGAACCAACAACGCGCCGTCATGGGTGCCGTCGTCGACGGCGAGGCCAACAAACGCCTACGAGCCCTGCACGGCCGCATTTGGGACAACTTCTGTCGGTTGAATCCCAACCGGCTGCCGTTCCTTTGCTTCGGGCCAGGAGTCGAGGAATCGATTTGGATTGCCCAGCAATTCACCAAGCGCGGCGTCCGCTGCGCCCACGTCGACGGCGAGCATATCTGGATGGACGGAAGCCTCTATCGAAAGACCGACGCGCTTTGGGAGCAAGTGCTCGACGAGAACCGGGCCGGCACTTTGCCCGGTCTATCCTGCCGGTTTGTGCTCCGCGAGGGCTTTAATGCCCCCTGGCTCAAACACGGCATTCTCGCCACGGTGTTTGGGAGCGTTCAGAGTTACCTGCAGGCCGGCGGACGCTTTTCGAGGTACTTCCCCGATTACGAGAGCAAGACGCTGCAAGATCATGGCGGCAATTTCTGGCGGCACGGCAGCCTGAACATCGATCGGGAGTACACGCTGCAGGACACCGCGTCGTCGATTTACTTCCGGCGCTCCGACTCGATGCGCGAGAAGAAACAGCGCGAGCCGGTGGTTTGCCCGCAATGCGGCATGGTGCTGACGCGCTCGACCTGCAAATGCGGGTGGGTGCGCACGGTCCAAAAAGTACCAAGGGCTTTCCTCACCAGTGAGGGAACTCTGATCGAGAGCAACGCTGACTATTTCCCACCGATCCGGCGCTCGACCAGCCCGGTCGGCTCCCTGCCCTACCGGAATTGGGAAGTGATGTACCGCCGCTTCTGCACTTGCAAATCGTTTGGCACGTTCCGACAAGCGGAAGGCTTGTACGCGCATGAGAACCGCGGCATTTTCCCGAGCCGGGACTGGCCGCTCATGCCCATCAATCCGCTGGAAGATATGACCCGGAAGGTATTGCTGGTCGACGTTTCGAGACTCCGAGGTGCCCCGGATTTACTCGCGAGGATGCGGGCGCACCAACAAAAACAACTCGCGAAGATGAGAGCGAGCGAAAATGGCGAAATCCAAGACCCCCAGGCAACGCTCTTTACCGCGCATGGGACAGGCCCGCAACGTAAAAATCGAGGGACTCGCGGAGAAATTCGTCGAACGTCGGGATAGCTACCTGCAACACAGAAAGCCGATGATGGACAGCCGGCATTTGCTGGAAGCGGCGATGAAGCAGGCCAAGCTCCGGCGCTACGAGTACGACGGGAAAGAAGTTACGATCGAGGCCGAGGAGAAGGCCGCGGTGCGCAAGATCAAAAAGCGAAAGGAAAAGATCGATGTCTCTTGAGACAGATCGAAAATGCAAAGGCTGCGGCGCTCCCGTGGCGTTCATCGAAAGCGCTGTCAGCCGGCAACTGATGATTCTCGACCCCGAACCCGTGCCCCATGGCAACATCATCGTCCGCGAAGGGAAAGCCGTCGTACTCAAAAAGTGCGACTTGTTCACGCCGGACGACGAGCCGGTCAAGCTCGGCGAACCGCGGTATCTGGACCATCATGCGACATGCCCGAACCGCGACCAATTCCGACGGCCGAAGAAATCCAAAGGCGCTTAGGCGTCGCGTGGGCCCGGAGCACCGACAACCGGCCCCACACACCAGGGAATGAGGAGCGGCGGCTCGCGTTTGAGGCAAGCTGGCATCGCTGGCACGACGCTAAAGAGGAAATGGCGGAGGATATCCGCCAGCGAGGGATTGCGGAGCGGGCCAACCCCGCACCAGCAGCCCGGCCGACGCCGCCGCCCTCACTTGGTCAACGAATGGAAGTGATCGAGGACCGACTCAAAAACATCGAAACCACGCTCCACGCCGCCATCCTGATCGAGTCGAGAGTGGCGGCGCTCGAATGGAAAGTGCAAGCGATCGAGGAACGAGTACAGGCGGCGTCGGATTTCATCGCCGATCTGGTCAAGCAATTGAAGGCGGCGAAAATCCGACTCAAAATGCCGCCCAAACGGGCCAAGCCCAAAGGAGAAACCAATGGCCGAGAAAACCAAGGTGCGCCCGAACGGCAACCGAGTGCTGGTCAAGCCTGACGCCCAGGAGAAGACTTCCGGCGGCATCATGCTCCCCGATTCGGTGAAAGACAACTGCCGGCGCGGACACATCGTCGCGCTCGGCTGCGGCAAGGTCAATGAGCGCCTGAGCGACCGCGACGGCAACGTCTATTTCCAATTCCCGCCGGGCATCGAGGAGGGCGCAACTATCCTCTACGGCCGTTACGCGGCCAGCGACACCAAAGGCGTCGACGACCTCAAAGGCAACATCATTGTCAACGTGGACGAGATTATTGCGGTGATCGGGTAGCCGACTGTACCAGGGGGGTCCAGTCGAGGGTAAGGCGATGAAATGCAACTGGCACAACTGCCCCGACCGCATCGATTGGGTCTTCACCACCGCGAGCGGAAGCTCCGGGGGGTTGTGCTCTTTCCACAAGCCGCAGGCGGAGCGAGCGAGCGAAGCGCTCGGAATCACCTGCAATTTCTTTCCCGTGCCTCACGGAGCCAACCATGCTGCTAGGCAACCAACCGACCGAGGAAGCGCCGGACACCACGGACCGCCTTCCCCTGCTTGAACTCGACAGCCTCGACGAGCGCGATCAAGACGTGAAACTCTGCAACTGCGCCGGCTGCGGAGCCTTGCTGTTGGCCAACTCGACAGTCGACTTTTGGCGCGGCACACCGATTGAATTCTGGCCGCCCCTAGCCCTGAAACTGCGCGATCGGTTTGCTACGGTTGAGAAGATGGTGGCAATGGGCATCATTGTCCGGCCATTCTGTCGCACTTGTGTCGAGGAGAAGCGCCATGCAATTATCCGAACCGCGCACAATGAGCGCTTTTCGCAGCCCCGGCCGGTGCGAGAGATGCCGAAGGCCGTGCCCCGACGGGCGCGATCCGCACCACGCATTTTTCACTAGGGGAGCCGGCGGCCCCGACGTTGCCGAAAACCTCGCCGGGCTGTGCCGCAAATGTCACACTCAGGCCCACGTCAGCCCCAAGATCAGGCTGGAGATTCAGATCGTGATTTGCGTCCGCGAAGGTTTGCTCTACTCCGTCGTCAAGGCATGGATCGAGGCGGTTATCGCTGCGCCCAAAGGAGGGCCGGCTCCTGAAAGACCCTGGAGAAAAACCGAAGGAAATCCGCGGCACCGCGACGTTCTATCCGCTCACGCGCGTGATGACCATCAAGGTCAAGCACGAATCCGGGCGCGTCGAGACTACCCGCTACCAGCTCGAACTGCTCGCGATCGACGAATCGATCGGCAAGTTCGCCGTCAGATTCAACAAGCCGACCGGCGGCAGCTACGACATGATGGAAAACGAGTTTGGGTGGACTTGTGAATGCCCGGACTTCAAGGGCCGGCGGGAACGCTGGGGTATGCTGTGCAAACACCTCAAAGCACTAAAGAAAACGACGGCGCTTGCGGTTCTGATGGACCGCGGCGACGCATGGGAGGGCTGACGTGACGACCTACCACGTTCTGAATCTCGGTGCCGGGGTGCAAAGCACCACGCTGTACATGCTCGACGCCACGCTGCCGTTCGGCGGCAAGCTGCACTTCGACGCCGCCATCTTTGCGGATACCAAATCGGAGCCGCAGGCGGTCTACGATCATCTGGACTGGCTGCGGTCTCTCGGAGGCCCGCGGATCATCATTCAATCCAAAGGCGACCTCGAACACGACCTTATAGCCGGCCAAAACGGCGACCACAACCGCCGGTCGGGATCGGCTCGATTTACGTCCATCCCCGCGTTCACAGCCGAGGACCACCGACTACGCGAAGGCGAGGCGGAGGAAGGCCGCATCCAACGGCAATGCACCAAGGAATACAAGGTCGAGGTGATCGAACGAACCATTCGTCGCATCCTGCTCGGGCTGGCACCACGCAAACGAGTGCCCCGCGACGTTGCCGTTCACCAGTATTTCGGTTTCACCGTCGATGAAGCCCGGCGAGCCGTCAAGGTGCGCGAGCGCCTGAATGAGAAGCGCTGGGCTCGCCCCGAATTCCCTTTCCTTGATATGGGCTGGAGCCGGCGCGGCTGCATCGAATGGCTCAAGGACAAAGTGCCGCATGAAGTCCCGCGGTCAGCTTGCGTCTTTTGTCCATGCCGAACCGACCACGAATGGAAAAAACTCAAGGACGACAGCCCGGAGGAGTTTGCCAGGGCGGTCGCGATGGACGAGGCGATTCGCGACCCGAGCTCCGTTGTGACGCGAGGACTCGATCGGTCGATCTACCTGCACCGCACTTGCGTACCGCTGGCTATGGTGGATTTCGACAACTTGCCACCGCAGACCTTAGACCCGTTCACGCTTTACGACTGCACCGGCCTTTGTGGAGTTTAACAATGGACGCACCGGATGAGAAACCTGTCGAAATAGAACCACCCGACTGGCGGCACCGACAACTGCTTGCCACGCGCTTCAAGCTGCTGGGAGTCGGCGCATGCTCGGACGGCTACATTTCTATCCAAGGGACGGTGCAGCGCAACGACGGAAACTGGAAGGAACCAATCAACTTGCTCATCACCAAAGCAGAGGCCGCGGCCCTGCTGTTAGTCGTCGCCGAATGCCTCGAAGTGATGAAAGGAGAAATGAACTGATGTCTCCGACAGGTCGCACATTAAAGCTGCTCCGTGGCTCCGGCTTTATCGCTGGCGTGGTCGAGAAGTGGGTGCCCGGCCTGAACCGGCGCATCGACCTGTTCGGCTGGTGCGACATTATCGCGATAAAGGCAAACCGACAGCACTGGACTGAACCGACTAAGATCGGCGACGTCATCGTGCCGTTGGCACCTACCTATTACATTCAGACCTGCGCCGGCGGCGACGCGGCCAAACGCGAAACCAAAATCCTGAAATCAAAAGAGGCGGCGATCGTCTCGCAGTCGCTTAACCGGATTCTGATAATCTCTTGGCGCAAAGGCGGTCCACGCGGAAAACGCAAAACTTGGACGCCGAAGATTCTCATCGTCGACCGCCAACAATTCCAAGTGGTGAAATGATGCTAATCACCGCAATCGCGCCCTGGTACGGAGGAAAGCGGACAATGGCGACCAAGATCGTGCAAGTGCTGGGCAAACACAAGAGCTATTGGGAGCCGTTCTGCGGCTCCATGGCTGTGCTGTTCGCCAAGGAGCCGTCGAGCTACGAGACCGTCAACGACCTGCACGGCGACCTCATCAATCTGGCCCGCGTGGTTCAGGACGACAATCTCGCTCCCAGGCTCTACGCCAAGACCTCGCGCACCTTGTGTTGCGAGCAACTCTTTCGCGACACGGTCAAACAATGGCGCACCAACGAGGTGATCGAAGCGCCCGAGGAGCCGGACCTCGATCGAGCCTATCAATTCTTCATCGTCTCATGGCTGGGCATGAACGGTCTCGCCGGCGCAGAAGGCTTTCACCAGGGATTTGCCATTCGCTACACCGGCAACGGCGGCTCGCCGACAGTGCGGTTCCGCAGCGCCGTCGAGTCGATCCCGGCGTGGCACCACCGGCTCCGCGGCGTGATGATTGCCAACAAGGATGCTTTCGCGATGTTGCCCAAGATCGAGGATACGCCCACCGCCGTGATCTACGTCGACCCGCCCTATCTCAGCCAAAAGGTGAAGTACGCCCACCACTTCACGCGCGAGCAACACGGCCAACTGGCCAGGGAACTGCGGCGCTTCACCAACACCAGAGTGGTAGTCAGCTATTACGACGATCCGCAGCTTGAGGAGCTTTACCCCGGCTGGGGCCGCATCGACTGCACACTCAAAAAGGGATTGGTCTCGGGAGCCAAGCGCGAGGCCAACAATCCCGTGCGGGCCCCCGAGGTGCTGCTGGTGAATAGCTCGATGAATGTGGCACTGTTCCAATAAAAACGGCCGGGGGGCGACCAAAACCCCCCGGCCCAACCGGGACCGTTGCTCACAGACATGAAGCAACAAGCCGAACTCATCTTAGGGCCCGCCAGCCCGGTTCGGCTACCCCACAACACCGAAAGCCCCTGAATGGCAGACGCAACCGCAAGCCGACCTGAGCGTAGACGGTCGACGGCGGACCGGGCCGGCAACTGTGGAAGAAAGGCCGGATAAGGAACACCGCGGCGAGGAGCCGTACCCCGGTTCGAGTGGCGGGAAAACAAGGGGGAAGGGACTATAGGGATGGGGGATAATCCGTCCCGTGCCCGCGTCAGCGGGACCGGAGCGGCTGGTTGATGAAATCCCTACGATCGGTGTCGCGGGACGGGCCCGCCAACAATGGGAGGTTTTCACAATGACGACTGCCGAAGCTACCAAAGAGAATTTCTGTTCAGACACGGGGAAAAACGTTGTTGACGCAATCGGAAAGCTCTCTGAAGCGGCCTTTTCGATACGCGAAGCGGTCAGCCCGACGGCAGTCCCGTGGGAGGATGGCGACGGTGGATATGTCAGTTCTTTGGTCGAAGCCGCCATTTATGTAGGCAAGTCGATTAGAAAGGTCGCTACAGCGATTGAATCGCTGGCAGAGGCCGTGCGTGAAAGCGGCCGGAACCCCACTTGATTAACCAACAATGGGAGGACTGACCCGATGACCGGCATCGAGCGCATCGCAGCGGAGAGGCTACCGAACTACGTTTGCCACAAATGCGACAAGGGAAGCTGGCATACTGGAGGCCGCCCCATTTGCTGTCATTGCAAAGCAAAAGCTAAATTGGATTTGATCGCGGCAGAGATTGACAGCCGAATCTCTACGCAGTCCACGCACAACAGATGGGAGGGGTGACCGATGATGATGTTTGATAACTTTTCAGCATTGAACCGCAAGCGTTGTGAATCCCCCCAGGGATTCAATCACGCTCTCAATTCGTGGTCGTTATCCGACTGGATGATGGCCGTACTCGGCGAACTGGGCGAAGCCGCGAACATCGCAAAGAAGTTGAATCGGGTTCGTGACAGCATACCCGGCAACAATCTGACCACAGAAGAATTGCGGACCGCACTCGCGGACGAAATCGCGGATACCTTTATTTATTTGGACTTGCTCGCACAATCCCAAGGATTCAACCTGCGTGAAATTGTTTGCGACAAGTTTAACCGAACGTCGCAGAAATTGGGATTTCTGCATCGGGCCTGACCACGCACGACAGAGGGGAGGGGTGAGAGATGAAAAACAAACCGCCGAGCAAAAACGCAATTGCAATTGCTGCTCACGAACGCCGGAAAATAGCACGACGCGCCCTCCGGCACGCCCGCAACTGGGAGGCATACGCGACGGAAATGAAAGAAGTAACCGCTTGGGACTCGATGCAACAAGGTATCGGAGGGGCGCGAGCATTGAGGCAATTTGCCCAGGCATTAAAGTCGGGATTGCTGTGATTGTTCCGCGATCCAGTGTTCCGCTCCCCGTCCGGGCGGGGGCAAGTGACCGTCAGCCCGTCCAACTTTTTGAGGGAGGCCCCATGCCAAACGAAAGTGACCGCTACCGGATCGAGGAAGCCGTGGCCAAGCACGGCACCAAACCATCCAACGGCAAGGTGCTGGTCTTCTTGCCGACGCACGGAACGTTCCTCCGCTACGCTGGCACCTATTTCACGATGAACTATCGCGCGGGCCACGAAATCTACCAGTGCCCGGCGGTGCTGTTCGCGGACGCGACGCCCTTCCGTCTCGACCCCCGCTGCGTGGTTGTAGACGACGGCAACCTCGCGATGTTTTGGTTTCCACGGGCCAACATTAAACAGGTTGACCCGGTGTTGCGAGAATGGTTCGACCGCAATCCAAACTACTGCATGGTTCAGACTAGCCCTCAACTGGACCGGGGGGGTACAGTCGACGATCCCGAGGTTGCGCCGAGACGAAATTAACCAAAACGGAGGACGAAAAGACGATGACGACAGAACTCATTCCCCGCGCTTGCGGACACCTCGCCGACTTCACACCGCACGGCGACAAATTCGACAACGCCCGCCGCGACAAGCTGCGGCACAGGAACTGTCCAGCCTGCGGCATCCTGAAAAACAAAGCCGACAACGAGCATCAGGCCAAGAACAAACCACTCAAGCGCAAGGACGCTGTCAAGATGCTGCCCCAGGGAACGGTCATCATGTTGAGCCGCGACGAGGGTACTTGGAACGCCCACCTGATGATCCGCGGCGAGGATGGATTCATCGAAGTGCAGGCGTCGAGCCTCCTGAACGTCGTCAAGAAGATCGTCGACAAATGGTTCACGAATAATCGCTCCAAAACCCAACCGGAGGTAAAGCCATGCGATCCGTGCTAGTGGTTGCCCTCATCTGCTGCGGCTGTTCGGCCGCGAAGGTGAGGGTCTGCTTCTCCAACTTCTCCGACGACGGCCGTTACATCGGCTGCCAGCAACCCAATTGCGATTGTTTGCGCGATTCGGTGAAAGGAACGTGCGGGAATAGTCCGACCGGGACAACCTGCGCCTGCAATCCGACGGCTGTTGCGTTCAGCCGGCAGCAGAATCAGACCGACGAACCACCAACAGCCTACGAGGAGTAAGACCAATGTTTCCGCTTCTACTGCTCACGGGCGGCGTCGCATCGCTCAACGAATACTCCGAGGCGCTCGTGCGCTTGAACTCCGTTTATGCGAGCTTCGACGTCAGCTACCGGACTTACGGGCAACTCCGCGACAAGTCGACTCTTATCACCGCGACTGTCAGCCCCAACGGCGTCAAGATCAGCGCTACTAACGTCGACAACCGGCCCTTGCAGGTCATCATTCAACACGGCAAGCAGACGACCTACGTCTTCGGCGAGGGCAAATGGGTCAAGGAGCAGGAGCTCGACAACGCCAACGTGCCCTTGTTCCTGTGCCCGACCGTTTGGGTCGACGGTCGCAAATATGTCGATCTTTACAACGATCGACTGGTGTCGATCGAGTCGGCCAAAAAGGTCACATGGAAAGACCACGATTGTTACTGCTTGTGTGTGCGGGTCGAGGCCAAACAGGGAAGCAAACCAACCCGGTCGCACTTCTACTTCGATGCGAACACATGGGCTTGCCGCGGCATCGAGGGCGAGGACGGGATCAGTGACTACTACGAATACCGCGACGAGAACGGACTGCCGTACTTGACCAGGGCGGAGCGTTTCAGCGGCGGGCGGTTGTTGTTCGGGACCGAGATAGTAGAGATTCGACCCAGGACTGCGGCGTCCGACGCGGAGTTTGTCGTCAACGCCCCGGAGGTGCATCCGGCCATGATTGCCCTCGCGATTGCGATCATATTGGGCATCCTTATCATCCGTTCCCGGCAGTCTATCGGCGGCGCGGTGCCGTCTTGACTCCGAACGGACCGAGCAGATCGTTGAGGCGCTCGAACCAATCGACATCCTCGCCGTGAACGCCGTGGCCCGCTCCGGTCAGGGCGCTCACGACGGGGTTGAACGTCAGAGCCGCCGCCTTCACATTCATCGGCCATTCCGGCTCGCCAGGGCCCGGCTTCTCCGCCACGCGGTGTCCAAAAGCGTTCCTGCCCGTTATGGCCATATAGCCGGCCTGCACTCCGGGGCCCATGGCCGGGTGCATGGCCGTGTGTTGGATTTGCGAGAGGGCGGTGTCCTGAGTCGATCCGGTAATCTGCCCCTTGTGCGCGTCATCGATGAACGCCAGGAAGCCGAGCGAGCGCAGACCTCGCCGAGCCGCCAGCGAGGCCGGCGTGTCGATGTAGCGCGATCGGCCGTCCGGTGAGACGCCCACCTTGATAGCTCCGAAAGGCACGTCTTCGTCCCCGTCGGGTCGACCCCACAAGAGCATGTTCGAGACGAAACCAGCGCCGAGCATCCCGAATAACCGGGCCCATCCCTCGATGGTCATTCGAGCGGTGCCGGCGACGCCCTTGCCCAATCCGCCGCCCATGAACAGCCGGCGCACGGCGTTAATCGACATCTGCGAGGCTGGAGTGGCAAAGGGTCCGATGCCGGTCGCCCGCAGCAGGGCGATGAACCCGTTTTGCGCCTGCCGGTTGTACTGCCCGGCGTGCATGTTGATAAAGTCTCGGCGGCCGGTCTCGGTGTCCGCCTGAGCTCCAGTGCTCACCAGATGATCGAAAGCCTTGTCGAGCATGTAGCGCGTGGCTTCGTCCCAAAGGCGCAGGACCGCGCCGCTGCCCTTGGTGAGCCAGTAGGTTGGGTCCCCGAACTTGACGAAGCTCGGGAGCGGCTTGCCCAGCGCCGTGGCGGCTCGGTCGAGCGTTTGCACGATGCCGCCGCCGGTTTCCAGCTCATGGCTCTTAGTCGCTCCGATCGAGGCGATCTTGAGCATCCGGTCGCGGAATCCCTGGTCCTTGCGCAACCTGCCGTAAATTGCTTTGCCGAGGTTGACCGGGTTCGCGCCAGGGGCGAAGACCGACGTCGCGAGATTGAAACCGTGACTCGCCGCGTCGACCATCGACGTCAGCGCCGCGGCCGTCGGCAGCGACATGGCGACGTTGACGTTCTTTACCCACTGACCCGGTTCATCGACGGCCAGCGCCAGGCGAGCTTCTTGGTAGGCGTCCGGGTGGACGTACATGCTGGTCTGCTGCCGCATCGCTGTTTGCGTCCCAGGCAGAGGCGCGATGCCAGGAATCTCCCGACCGGGCCGCTCATCGGGCCCGAACAAGGCTCCTTCTCCCGGCCGCCTCCACACGCCGATGCCGGCTTCGTAGAGCTTGCGGAGCATGTCGGCCTTGCGAGCAACCGAGACGCCGTGACTGAGCGTGTTGTCGATAATGTTTTTCAGATCGATGTCGTAGCCTTCCGCATTGCCACGCGCCGACTTCGAGAACCGCAACAGCCGGGCTTTCGGGTTGCGGAGCTCGCCAGGGCGCTCGCCGACGCGAATGCCCGACTTCGGGTCGGGCTCGTCGGGGCGCAGCGCCTTGATATTGATCGGCTGACCGGGTATCTGCGTCTTCGAGTCGATCGGATCGGTCACGCCCATGCCTTGAGCGAGCCGGAAATTGGCGTCCATCACCGGAACGAACTCATCGGCCCAGGTCTTAATAATGTTCTGCATTCGCTGGGTGCCGAGATAGGCGCGGTACTGCCCGATCGATTTCAACGGCGAGTTGGGGGCTCCGATTATGGAGACGACTTCATTGGCAAACTTGTCGAACACACGCGAGCGCCGGAGTTGCCGGAGCGACTCGCGCCGGAGCCGGAATTGATCGGCTGGGTTAGGGGCGTGCATGGCCGCCGCGGCGTATTGCTGATTGAGCATACGAGCGTTGTTGGCCTCGCTGCGGAAATGCTGCCGCATGTAACGAAGCCGGCGCTCGGTGAGCACAGCGCCGGCGATCATCCGGTCCTGTTCGCGGTGACCGTTGCCCAGGATGCGGTCGAGGTAATGCTCGGACGCCAGTCGGACGTAGGTCTTGAGCGTGGCGTAGCGGGCCATGGATTCGCCGGCCGCGGCGTTGAGCTTGGTTGTGGCCGGGAACATCCGGCCGCTCAGTCTTCCGAGGGCGTCGTTGAGGTATCCGAGGGCTCGCCGGAACTGTCGGGCTGCTGCCCTGAGGGCGGGACTATTGCTGGGGAGCCAGAGGGTGCCGGATTCGCCAGCGATGAAATCGCGGGAGGCATCGAGGAAGGACTTCCCGATGGCATCGTCGAGGGACTCGGGGGTGCCATGGGGCCCGCCGAACTCGGCGGGGTCGAAGCCGCCGACGTCGCCGACGTGTCCGGCCTCGCTGGCGTCCCCTTCATCATTAAACGCTTCCGCTTCCCCATCCTTTTCCCCGTCTCGTAGAGCCTTTTCAGCGGCCCTTTGCGACCACCCGCCCCGATCAGCTTCTTTCTTGGCACGTTCCACCTCCCGAGCATCCAGGGCATCCCCGAGAGCTTTCTCGTGCGCCTGCCACGCACTCATGGGCTGCCGGAGACCCTCCTGCAACATATCGAATAACTTTTCTGGATTCAGATCAGGTCGGCTAAAGACTTCGGCGAGGTTCTGAGCGACGTCATCGAGCCCGTAGACGCTGTTTTCGTCCTGCCCGGCGAGGGCTCGAACGCTTGCCCAATTGAAACCCGTAACTTCGAGACCGCTTTTGCCTTGAACAACCGCGCGTCGACGATAAGCGGCGTCGATGTCCTGCATGGCCCGGCGGACAATCTCGTTGTGCTCATCGACCGCGTGCCGGCTGATTTCGAGGTTCTGACCGGCCGCTTGCTTCAAGTCGTCGTAGTTGACGTTGTTGTCCGCGGCTTGCTTTCGCCAATGCCGCTCGAACGGGAGCATTGGCTTGTTGGGCATTTGCTTCTCGGCAATCTGCCGCGCCTTTTGGTCGGCCGCGGCGAGTTGCTCCGGCGTCATGCCGTGGCCGGCGGCTTGGGCGGCGCTGGCATCGGCAGGCGCACCGACGGCACCCCCGGCGGCAAGTGGCCCGGCCCCCGCATTCGCAGGCGCAACTGCTGGAGCGCCGAATGGTAAAGCGGACTCGGGATGTCGAACGGGTGCCGGCTCGCCGGCCGGTCGTTCGGCAACCTTACGGCCATACCCCGGAGCCGTCTCACCCCGGCGTATCCGCTCTGCAATGCTTGCCTGATCTTGCTCATTGAGTCTGCCCTCATTTTTACTGAGCCATCGGCCCCACTGGTTGAGCCGCCGTTGTTCCCTGTCCGCCGCTTGGTGTACCTTGGGCCCCGACTGCTTAACCTCGCCGGGATCGTTAATCTGGCCGTCGCGAATCTTGTCCTGTTCGACTTCCGCCTGCGCTTCGGCAACCAGCCGGTTCTTGTATTCGGGCGGCAGGCCCATCTTGTCGAGGGCGGTGTTGATCCGCTTCCTCACCGTCTCACGGCTCATGCCCATGTCCGCGGCGATCATGCGCAAGGTCTTGTTGCCCATCGCCGGGTGGAAGGCTGAGAACGCCGCGCGTTCCTCCGCGTTCAGGTCGGCCGCCTTGAAGATTTGGTCGAACGATACCGACTCTCCGCTGCGGGCCCGCTGCTCCAGATCGGCGAGCTTCTCGCGCCGCTGATCCGCGGTTAGTTCGGGAATCTTCCCTTCGGACGCCTCGACGGCGATCGGCTCCATGCCCGACTTGCGGCGTTCGAGGTTGGCGTCGTCGATGAGGCCCTTCAAGCGCCCGAACTCCTCGCTCGCGGCGTCGCCCTTGAAGCGCACCGCCTTGAGCTCGGGATGCTGCCAGAGCGGTTGACCCCATTCGATCATGGCGTCCTTGCCCTCGCCCGGAGCGGCTTGCTTGCCAAGCTCGAACTGAACGGTGCCGGCGGTGTGAAACGAGTCGTTGACCGCCTTGTCCCTCGATCCGAACACCCGGCCGCGGGGCCCGCTGACAAGCTCCTTCATTGCGGCGTCGAAAGAATTGGTGGGATTCTTGTAGTCGGGTACCCGCCAAATGCCTTCTCCCTCTTTGGCAGGCTCCTCTGCCAATTTGGCAGATTCCGACGGCACCGGGCGGTTGAACAGGTCCGGTTGGGGGCTTGGTTCGGCCGGGGGAGCCGCTTCCGGGGTGGGAACCCCCGGTTTTTGCCCGCTGACGGTGAATTCCGCCTCCTGATAGGGCTTAGGCCCTTGATCCGGCGGGGCCCCAGGCTGGGCTTGTGGCGCTCCCGGCGTGGGGGGCGGCGTTTGAGGCTTGCTCGGGAATTGGTCGACCAGGGTCATGGCGAACCGCTTGACCGGGCCGTCGGCGTACTGATCGAACAATTTGGCCACGTCTTCCCGGCTGGAGCCCGCCTGCCATTCGGCCTTTATTTGCGCTGTGACGCCCCGCAGGGTGCCCATCGCCGACCGAGGGGAAAACCCCTGCCCATGCAGATGATTGAGCGCATCGACGAAACTGTCGAAGATAGGCCGCCCTTTGGGGGGCAAGCCGCCAGGAGGTTGTGGGGCCGCCCCGCCCGGTTCAAGGCCGGGAGGAGGCCCACCTGTCCCGGAGGCCCCCTCTCCGGCTGGCGTCCCCGGCGCAGCCCCCTTTCGGTCCGCGCCGGGTCCGTGCGTTAATGAGAATAACCCATTGGTGAGAATGTCGTTGACGACTTCCTTGCCGACGTCGCCCCACTTCTGCTCAAAGGCGTCCTGCAACGACCCGTACCGGGTCTGGAGACCGAGCATGTAGCCGGTCATGTCGGCGGCTTGCTGCGTGATCGGCCCAGCCGCACCGGCCCCGAGAGCGCGACCGAGCATCCCGGCCTTCGGAGCGATTCGGCCGATGGCCCGCCCGCTGAGCTCGTAAGCGGCCATTTGCAAAGCGCCGTGAGCCAAGGCGGCCGGGGCGTTGCGCAAGTCGAGCGGGTCGCGGCCCGACTCGATGTTGCGCTGGATCAAACCCTGCAAGCCGATGTTCGGCGTCAGAGCCGCCTGCAGCGGCAGCCGAGCCGCGGCCATGCCCAGGCCGCCGCCAGCCATGCCCAGGGCCGGAGCAACCGCTTCGGTCGCAGCGCCGCCCAGCATGAAGCCGGCGAGTTGACTGGGAGCTTCCATAGCCCGAACAGCGGCGAAACCTGCCCAGGTCTGTTGCCGCTGCGCCCGCCGCTCCTGTTCGAGCTCGTAATGGGCCATGACGCCGTAGTCTTCTCCGGTCGGGTTGCCGGCGTCGAAACGCTCCTTCGCGACTCCATAGCGGTATCCGGTCGCGATGTCGCGAGGGAAAGCCAGGGCGTGCGGCAACCATGACGTCGTCGGTTCATCGATAGCCGCCTGAGCGCGAACGCGATCAAGCAGGCGCTCGCGAGGACCACGCTCCTGCCACGTCGCATAGGTATCCGCCGACGGCGCTTGGATGCCGGGGAAGTGACGGTCCCAATTGGCTTTGACCTCATCGTAGGATCGATCCGCGACGGCATGAGTGCGCAGAAAACTATCGCGGCGATCGATGAACGTGCCGTCGTCCGGGTTGTCGTTCGCTGTCCAATTCGGCACTTGCGCCGTGGGCTCCGTCGCCTGCACCGCTGGAGCGATCGGGTCGTTCTCGGGGTCCATTAGCGGAACATCTCCAGAGGGCTGATGCCGCCCGTCGTTGGGTTAACCACCTCGCGAGGCTTCTGCCGCGCCGCCGCTTCGGCGTGGGTCTTCTTGTCGACGTTGGAGAGCCTACTCAACCGCGCCCGCGCGTCGTCCGACAAGGGCGCTGCCCGAGGGCCCGGCGGCGGCTTGTCGGCCGGCGGCTGCCGATCTTGCGGACTCATGTACTTGGGGTTGGTTTGGCGCATGTCGTCCATGGCCCGATCGTGCGCCATCTGCCGATGGATCGTGTACCAGTCGTTGGTATCGCCGTGGCCGCCGGTGAGGATGTCGCTCAGATTGGCGTTCTGGCCCTTCTGCTGGCGACGATGAGTAATCTGGCTCTCCAAACTGTCGAGGTGATGCTGGTACCGCTTCGCGTAGGCCGCATCTTCCTTGTCGGTGCGGTCCTTGTTTTCCTTGGCGCTGGCCTTGGCTTCTTCCTGCCGCTGGTGTTCCTTGAATTGCTGCTCCTGCCGATAGTTCTTGTACAGCTCGGTCGCCATGGCCCGGACGTCGTTCTGCCAGCGAGCGAACTGCGGATTGGGGAGCCGCTGACCGTGAGCGCCCTTGTACCACTCTTGCGGCGGCGGCCCGACGATGCTGGTCGCTTGCCGATGGAAGTCGGCCGGGCCGGTAGCCGGCGACGGCTGTTCCTGCCCTTGCGATGGAAACGGCGGCCGATTGGTCTGCGTCAACTGCCCGCCCTGGTAGACCTCGCGGAAAGGCCCGTTCTCGATCGACGCCGTGAGCCCTTGACCGGGAGTGCCGGGCATGGCCGCGTTGAACGTCCCGTGCGCGATTTGGCTCGCAATCGCCTCTTGGTCTTTCGGAGTCGCTTCGTGCATGGCGTCGAACTCGGCTTGCGTGGGAATGCGCTGCTGGCGGCCGATGCCGTCGGCTCCGACCACGTTGCGCCAGCGAGGCGTGTCGCCGTAAGGCTGACCATCGGGAGCGAGTGGCCGGGCTCCGCCTTCGTCGTCCGGTGCCATGTACCCGCCTTCGGGAGCGCCTTCATCCCCGCCGTCCCGATTGACTTCCGGCTCGGCACGTTCGGACTGCTGGATATCCCAGCCGCCTTTGCCGTTGGGGATATAGCGATCGATTCCCCCGGTGTTGGGGTTGTGAAGCTCCTGAATAGTCGAGGGGAACGCCTTGGCTTGCTGCTGCAGCTCGGCGGCCCGAATCCCGCCCATCAGGGCGCTCTGATGAACCGCTTGCGAAAGTTGCTGCTGCTGCTGGAAGTCGTCGGCGTTTTTCTTGCGCATCATCATCGGCCCCAATTGATCGTTCAACTGGTTGCTCATGGCGTTGACGGTCTCCGGGCCCCAGCGCCCGCTCATGGCTTGGTTGCGGATATAACTGGCACCGTTCGAGAGCCGCTGCATATCGATGTCGTCGGCCTGATTCCACGTCGGCATGGTCGACATGAGCTTGGTCCAATCGATCCGGTCCGGCGTTTCGGCCGAAGCGTCCGGCTGACTGGAGAGTTGATTCATCCGCGGCTGCGGCTGGTCGTCGCCCTGGATGTCGTCGTCGCCGTTGTCTGCCATAAAGCCCCCTTAGAAGTTCTGCCACACGGCCGCGTTCTCGGTGTTGTCGACGCAAATATAGCGCTTCTTGTCGATGCTGTTGATCCACAAGGTGCCGACCTGCATCCCCTGCGTGGCGTCGTCGATCGACGTCGGAGCCCGGTTCTCGACTCTGCATCCCGGCCGTAGCTCCCATTCATCCGGGCTCAATTGTACCGCGATGCCCTTGCCGATCAGGGAATCGAGCAGGCTCGAAAGCTGATCGTGAACTCGCTCGCTGCGGCGTTTGTCGTCTTCACTGGTGCCCGCCGGCAGCCGGCGGATGAACGGCGTCTTATTGCCCTTGCCGGGGCCCGGAGGCAGCGGGCTCGGGGTCAGCCCGAACAGCATCGGCCGGCGCACGTCCCCTTTCTGCGGCTCGACCGCAGGCAGCGCGTAGGCCGCCGGATCGATGCCCACGCGCCGGATCGTGCTCGGGTCGAACGCTGGACCTGCCGCAGAGCCGGCGAGCAAGGTCGCATTGAGCACCGGCGCAGGATTCGAGAAGGGCAAGGCCGGCACAATCACCACCGACTTGAGAGCCATTTCAGGCTCCCAATTCGACGGCCCGGTGTAGGTCGAGGAGTAGGCTTCCGCCGAGGCGGCGTAGAGCGACGACAGGCCCACCGTCCAAGTCGGCGTCAGGCCGCTTTGCACCGAGGTGAAGACCTGATAGCTGTGCCGGAAGATGCCCGAGCCGCCCAGGTCGACGAATCCCGTCGGCACCGTGGGGCTGTTCGACGTGCGAGCGTTGCAGAACACGATCGTGTTCGCCGAGACGGTAGTAAACGCCGTCACCGTTTGCGTCAACAAATTGGCCGTGCGCGTGTTGCCCGAGTCGGCCGTGAGCGCACCCACCACCTCGATAACCTGAATCGAATTGACTTGCGTCGACGCCGAGAAGTTCGCCGTCACCGTCGTAATCGACTGCGACGGGTTGAGGCAATGTTCGATGATGGTGAGCAGAGCGCCGGCGTTGTTGGCGACGCGACCCAGGGCGTAAACGTTCGATCCGCCGCCGTCATCCGACATATTGGCGAAGTTGTTGGCCGCGTAGGTCATCAAGACGACGAGGCCATTGCCGACGAGCGTCGGCACTCCAAAAGCGGGAGCGGCAACGGCTGTTCCGCTGCCGCTCCCGACGGTCGTCTGTTGGCGTATGGAGATTGGCACACGCGAGGCACCTTACTTGTCGCGTTCGGCGTCCGCCATCTTGGCCGCGTGGTTCATCGAGTGCAGCAGATCGGCGAGCTCGACCTGAGTAATCGGTCGGCCGACGAACTCGAACAGCCAAGTGTTGTGGGCCCGGACATGCTCGGGCTTGGCCGGCGACGCCGGCGTCCCCATGCCGACGGGCCGCGCTGCCACCGCGGGCTCTTTGGCGTGGACGATGCACACCGGCCTGCCGTCGTCCGCAATCGCCTGAAATCCTTCGATCGTATGGATGTACTTCAACGGTTTAGCCTCCAACTTCGCCGAGCTTGACACCGCCTGAGAGGTTGACCGTCCCGCTGACGGTCGACAGAAGCTCCCACACCCATGCTTCGCTCGGGCCAATAGGCGGTCGCTCATCGACCGGGAACCGACAGCGGTCACCTTGATAGAGGTGAGCGCCGTTTTGGTACTGCACAATCGCGGTGCCGCTGGTTGTCGCTTTGACGGTGTTGTTGGTCGCACAGGTCGAGGACGAGCAGGCTGCATCGCCGGGATCGACCTTCGACGGCGTGATGCCAGTCGTACCGGCGGACCCCAGGGTCACGGTCGCCGGCAGGTATCGGCCCCTGACCTTAATCGCTTGACCCGTAGCGAGGGTCGTATTGGTGACGCCACACCACATTTCGACGATGAACATGATCTTGCCGGCCGCGCCGGTGATTTGGACCATGTCTTGAGCCGCAGAGACGGCCACGTCCTCGAACGTCACAGTGTAGAATCGCATCGTCGACGTCCCCCTTAGTAGTTGCCGCCTTCCAGTTGGCTCTCCATGAACTGCTGTTGCATGTCGGTGTCCGTGTATTGGTCCTGATACCCGGTGAACGACTGCGGCTGCGGTCCCATCTGTGAAGGGGCGTTGTCTCCCGCGACCGCGTAGCCGCCCCCGTAGGACATGGCGTTGCCGGGGTTGAACGCCGCGTTGGCAGTCTGAGCGGCACCGGCCAGGGCGGGCGACGGGCCCATCGCCGAGGCGTAGCCGCCGCCGTGCCCGCCGTACCCGCCATAGTTGGGCGAGCCGCTGTATTGCCCCCAGGGGTTAATGTTCGGGGCGAAGTTGAAGTGAGAAATGTCCCCGATGTACTGCATGGCGGCGTTGGTCTGAGCGCCGAGGCCCTGCATCCGAGCGCCTAGGCCGGCGAGACCAATCTGCGAGGTGTAGCCGGCGGCCGATTGTGCGAGCTGGGAACCCAGGCTGCCGAACGCCTGCGCGGCTTGAAGGCTGCCTTGATTCAAGACGTTGGCGAGCAGGGTGGAACCGCCAAGTCCGGCGTTAATGAGCGATTGCTGATTCTGCCCTTGGCTCTGTTCATACTGCCGCTGAATCTGCTGCGCCGCCGGCGTGGCGACGCCCCAATCCCCAGGCTTGCCGACGCCGAGCATATTGAGCACAGACTGCGACAGCGAACCGTACCCGGCGTAGATGCCTCCGAGCTGGCTCGACATATTCGATTGCGCCTGATTGTAGGCGTTGCTGATGTTCTGATAGTTCTGCAGGTTCAGGCCAAGCTGCTGGTTGTAGAGACCCAGGCCGCCGGGGTTGAACCCAGGTTGTGAGAACGCCATTACTTCCTCCGGCCCGTGGTCGGGCCCTTCTCTTGGATGGAAAACCGCAGCCGCTCGAACGCCCACCGCTTCGTCGATGATAGCTTACCCCAAAGCGCGTGCGCTGCGACGCGAACGGGATCGGCGGCGTTGCGACCGGCCACGAATAGACCGTTCTGGATCGAGCCCGCTGCCAGCGCAGCTTCGGCTGTGAGCCCAGGATACAAATCCCAGCGCACCGAGCCCGAGGTCTCGCCCAGGTCCGCGACCATTTCGTCGACGCGCATCTCGTCGAACGTCTTTGAGAGAATCGGACCGAGCCACACCTCGCTGACGATCGGCGTCCCATCATCGTCGGGCGCATCCGAATCGAAGAAGCGAACGAAGCCGTCCCAGGAGCCCATGACCACGCTGCGATCGGTGTTGGTGTTGCCGTCGAAATCGCAAACCGCCAGCGGATTGTGGTTGTTGTTGCCGAAAACCTGAATCCACCAAGCCCCCGTTCTGGCCTCGTAGAAATAATGTTGCGCCGCCGCTGGAGCAGCGTAGGGAGTGACGAAAATATGCACCCCTTGAAATTGATCGTCCCACACCATCCGTATCCCGTTGTTGCCCGTGTCGACCGCCTGCAGCAATTGTTCGACCGCTTGCGAAATCCGCAGCGGCTGCTGCCCCGGCGTGATCGAATACACGCCGGTCTTGTTCGAGAAGAAGTAAGCCGTGCCGTAGGGGTCCAGACAAAAACTTTCGCCCCAGGCCATCCCAATGGCATTTGTTATGAGTGAAATCTGGCCGCCCGCTTGCGGGTCGCCGTTGACGAGCCAGAGCTCATGGTCTGTGCCGACCAGAAGCACGTCGTCGTTGAAAGGCAGAATTCCGGTGATCGGTGCGCCGGGACTGTTCTGCGGTCCGACCGAGGTCGCGAAGGCTTGCGTTGGCGTGTAGTTGACCGGGGCGAAATCCCAGTTGGTTGGATCGTCAACCGCGCTCATATAGAGAATTTGCGGGGCCCGGAAGAAGCCCGCCAGCACGATTCGACCCCGCCAATTGGCGATCAGCCGGGCGGTGTTGTGATCGTCATCGACGGGCATCGAACCGGCCGTCGCCGTCCACTGGTAGACCGAGACCGTGGCCGGATCGAAATACTTGTAGTTGCTGCCGTCGCACATCCACAGCTTTTGACCGTTGGCAGCCGAGAAGTAGATGCCCGAGAAGTTCATCGGCGGCGTGTCGCCCGAGGCGTTGACAGCCATGGCCCAAACCGTGTCGCCAGCGCGAGCATAGTAGATGTTGCCCTGAGAACCGGCGACGAGCCATACCACACGGCCCATTTGACTGAGTTGCACGGCTCCCCCTCCAACGGTCACGACTTTGTTCAATTCCTGAATGATCCAGCCCGGCACCACGGCTTGCGGTACATACTGAGAAGTCCCCGGTCGCGTTCCCCCTCGACGCCGCTTCTCGCTCGCCTCGAACCCGCGGACGTTGACGCCGTGATGAGTCGTCCGGCCCCAAACGTCCGTCACCTCTTGCTCGACCCCCAGGCCCGGCACGATCGTGGGCTTGCCGGTGATGTCCCATTGCCCGGTCGGCAATGGCCGCGGCGACTGGCCGGCGAATGACCGGCTGTTATCGATGCCGCCGACCGGAAATTTGCTGTCAAAGACCCGTTGCACGTCGTTTTTCCTCCGACTGTACCGGGGGGGACCAGTCGACGCTATCCAGCGCCAATGACCGCTCCCACAGCCCCCGGCGAGGCGTTCTGCGTGGGCGGTAAAGCGCCGCTGCAGGTCCCGTCGTCGGCGCTGCAAACACTCGCCGATCCGCTCAGGCTGACAAGGTCGCTGGTCACCGTTCCGAATGAATCGCTGCCGACATGGTTGAGCAGGAACCGAGCTATCTGGTCCATCAACAACGTTCCCGCTGGCAGACCCTCGCTCGCTGTCACCGTTCGAGCAGTCTCGGAAGTGCCCGGCTGCGCCGAGGTGCAAGCGACGCCGACGACGTCCACCACCTGCCCGGTCCAGCCGAACGGGTCGGGCGGCGGTTTGGTGATCCGCACCGTGAGTTGACCCTGCCAGCAATGTTTCGGAGTCGGCGGCGGGTCGGGCTGGACCACCAAGGTGCCCTTGATAATCGCGTCGATGACGTATTTCTCGCCGGTGTTGTTGGTCAGCGAAGGAACGACGTTGACCGGATAGGTCCCCACCGGAGACATGGCCGCGTCACCCGGCGACGAGTAGGTCGCGGTGAGCGTGTCGAACGGAGCCAGGAAGCCCGTGAAGAAGGGCTCGCCCGGCACCCATACCTGAGTGTCCGAGAAATTCTTGACCGCCGAGGGCCCGTAAATCGTCAGGTGATGAGTCTGAGCGCTGCTCTTGGTCGGAGTGAAGCCGGTGCCGCCCGGCGGAAACGAATCCTGCGGCGATCGAGTCGTCCGCGGCACCCCGGTCGGGTAGAAGCCCCAATAGGCCGGCAGGCCAGGGCTGGACGGATTCGGGAACACCGGATTGGGCGGAATCGGAACCGTGATCGGCAAGTAGTCCGCGTCCGTCGTCACCACCGTATTGAGCATCTGAATCAAGTGTGCGCCGGCGGGAACTTGACCGGGCGGGATCGGCAGAGTGCCCGGCCGCGAACCGCCGCGCCCGCGTCGAGTCATCGGCTCGAAGACGCGCACGTTCTTGCCGATCGGCGTCGTCAGCGGCGGCTGACCCGAGACCTCTTGCGTCAAATCGATGCCCCGAGACGGGTATCGCATTTCGCTGATGGCTTGCATTACGGTTGCGGCAACCCCTGGAAGTAGGTCGTCAGGTTGGTTATCTCCGTGCCCGTCAACGATCGACTCAACAGCATCACCCGCGCTAGCGTGGTATCGGCGGTCTCGGCGGCGGCCAAACCTGTGTAGCCGACGCCGAAGCAGACATTCCCCCAATCCGACGCCCCGATCGATCCGGTGGTCTTGTTGACGCCGTCCACCCATATGGCGTAATTGCCGCCGAACGGCACGTTGAGAATCGCGAGGTGATACAAACCATCCGGCGCGATCCTGAATGCGCTGATGACTCCCGAGCCGCCATAGAACGCATTGCCGTCGCCGCGGGTGAGCGACATGATCCGGTTGGCTTGATTCTCGCTCTGGATCGTCCGCCGCGCTTGAGTGGTTGTCGTCCCGGTCAATTTCTCCTGCATGACAATGGCGTAGCCGGTCGAGCCGACCAACAGCGCCTTTCTCGACGTGATGATGCCGGCCCCGTCGTCCACGGCGTCGAAGGTCAGGCCCCCGGCGTTGCGGAGCGGGCGCTGGCCGTCGCTCGGGACCGCGATCAAGGAGCCGTAGTAGCTGCCCGCCACCGCCCGCACCGGATCGGTCGGGTTGCTGGCCTTGGCCATGAAGAGCAAATCCTGCCACGCTTCTTGCGTGCTCACGAAATCCATGTATTCGAGGATGTCCGAGGCTGCGATCGAGGCCGGCGGGCTCGGTGCCACAATGGCGACGCCGTTGCGCGTGCAACTGGTCGCCTGCCCCGAAGCGAACAGATCGTAGAAGCTCTGCGGGTTGCCGGTGCCGTTGTAGTTGAGCACCGCGGGCAGACCGATCGGGCCCTCGAAATCCATGCCGCTCATGGTCAGGATGTCGGTGCCCACGGTGAAGGCGGACAAGAGGGCCGTGTTCGCACCCACCCAATTAACCAGGTTAATGAAGCCGCCGCTGAACGACAGGTTGTAGGTCCCGGCTTTCGTCCACGCACTCGCCGCGGTGTTGCCGCTGCTGAAATCGAAAGCGCAATTGTTGAAGGCGTAGGTGCCGCTGATGCCGGCTTGCGCACCTCCGTAAGCTGTGTTCGGCGAGAAGGTGCAATCGCCAAAGGTGCCGCTGGTGCCGCTGGTTCGACTGGCCCCAAGAATCGGCAGCCGTTGCGAGAACGTACTGTTGGTCACCTGCAACGTCGTCACATCGCTAAACAGCGCCGTCGCCGCCGTGTTGGTCACCGTGGCCAGAAGCGTCTCGATCGCGCCGACGGAAACGTTGGCGTCAAACTGGCAATTCTGGAAGACCAGCATATCGGTGGAAGGATTGACGCCGTCGCCGTGACTGATGCGGCTGTTGTAAGAGCCGTCGAGCGCGGCACCCGTCGAACTGCTGCCCCCGGCTGTGCCCACGTTGGCGACGCCCATCGTGGAATTGCAATGGTTGGACATCTGCACGGCATGATGCAGGCCCACATAAGCATCGACGGAGCTCGACCAATTGCCCGCCGGGATTCCGCCCGGCCCCAGGGCATAAGTGACGTTGTCGCGGAGCGTCGTCCCGTTGCCGGGGCTGCCGGTGGCCGCGCAGCCGTGCTTGCCGTAATAGCGGAACTGCACGCGCCGTATGACCGACAATTGCGCTTGGTCGCCCGTGCCGACGAAGTCTTGCCCCACCGGAGCCGACGCCGAGCCGCTGGTCTGCTGGGCCGCTCCATCGAACAGAAAGCCGCCGTCGCAGATGAAGTCCTGCACCAGCCCGCCGCTGCATTCGATGATGTACCCTTCCATCGTCCCGATCAGATTCGTTTGATAGACCCGGCTGATGCCGTCGCTGTTGGGATTGCCGCCCGCGATCGAGCGAACGCACAACTTGTTGTCGGCCGGATCGACGTAGAACGAGCCGCGGCCCATCGCCGACTTGGCGGCTGTTAGGGTCAAGACCGGCGTACCGTTGGCCCCAATGGCGGCCAACTGAATGCGGTTAGCGCCGCTGAGCTCGTAAGGCACCGCGAACTTGAGCGCGGTTGTGTTGTACTTCCATATCTCGGGGAAGCTCGCCGAATCGACCTGCACCCACCCGCTCGCCGGCAGCGCGGCTATGCTGGTGAGCCATTGCTTCGTATTCGTCACCGCCGAGACCAATTGCCGCTTGCCGAGCGTCAACAGGCTGGTGACCAACAACGGACTGTTCGACGGCGCACTGATGACGATGCGAGCGCCCGAATGGACGCGCTGCCCGGCGATCGATGCCTGATTCCAGCCCAAGACGGCCGCGGAATTGGGCAGGGTGGAAATGTCGGCCTTGGCTCCGGTGTTCGTATACCAGTCGCCCGCCGGCATCGAGCCGATTTGCGCCGCCAGCTTCGACCACGTTTGCCACGCACCGCCGACGCCCGGCGAGGTGCCCGGATTGGAGTCGGAGCCGTTGACGGTGTCGATGTAGAACGACGCGACATTGAACGGCAGCCCGCTCACATTGTTGAGGCCCGCTTGGAAGCCGAGGCGACGAATGCCGGACTCCAGGCGAAGCTCTCGGCGACGGAGGCCCATTAGTACCTCCTGAACAGACAATTCGCCGATTGTGCGGAACCGTTGAGATAGGTGCGAATGTCGACGAACCGAGGACCGACGCAATCGACGCGGCAGGAGCCGGCCACGTTGCCGGTCGGACTCACCGCTTCGCAGGAGACGTTGGCGTTGCCGGCGAGAACCGCGATCGTGTCGCAATAAAGCTGCGTCTGATCGACTTGAGTATTGGCCAAACCGACCGCCGACGTCGAGAGGGTGCAGGTAAACGACGCCAGCAGACTGGCGTGCCAACTGTCGAGGATGTTGGCCTGATCCCCGCGGATCAACTCCCAGCCGAACACCGCCAGGATGAAATTCTGAGCCGCCGTATTGGTGCCGAACGGCCACAACTGCAGCGCGTTGGCGGCATACGAACCCTGGTCGCCAAAGGAGACAACCGTCGACTCAGCGCCGGCCGTCGTCGTCGAGGCCGGCACCGATACCTGATCGGCAGGCTGAACCACGGTGCCGCTGCGCGTCGAGTTAGCCGCAAACGCCTTGTAGACGGGTCCGCTCTGCGTCGCCAGGGTGACGTTGCTTGTCATGGTTCGCTCCGTGGATCAAAGATTCGCCGCCCGGCTTTGACCTCTGCCTCAGCGGTGTCGCAAACCGCTTCGGCATGATCGAATGATCCGGGTCCGAAACCGGATCGTTGCCCCCGTGGCAGCCGGGCGGCGAATTCGGTCAGCGCCGCCGAGGCAAGTCGCGCATGACTTGATCGACGAGCGCGTTGTCCTGCATGGCCGCGTGCGCCTGTCGCGCCATCTGCAGCTCGGCCATCCGCTCCGACGCCTGAATCGCCATGGTCAAGAGCGCCCGAGCGAAATCCCAGGTCTTGACCTGATCCGGCTCCACATGCACCTGAACGCTTTGCGTCTCGGGGCAATACTCGACCCAAAGCGCCGGCCGCACCTTCTTGGTCGCCGGTTCGGGCTGCTGATCCGGGGGCGGAGCCCCATTCGGCAAAAGAATTCGCTCCGACATGGCGCACCTTTCTAGTGGTTGCTGAACGGCGTGGCGAAGACGCCGCTGTACTGGCCGTTGATAAAGAGCGACCAAACGTTGACTGCCGAATCGATCAACTCGATGACGTCGCCGGCAATGCCGCCCGACGTGGTGCCGTTGAAGGTCAAGAGGTTGGTGTTGGCGGCCGTCGCCGTGGTGGTCAGGCCGGTGCCGGGCTTGTTCTGCGAGGCGTAGCCCGAATAGACCGCGCCGCCGGGCTTGGCGTCGATCGTGAGGTTGCCGCCGGCCACCGTCGCCGTGACGTCGAATTCGTAGTTGTTGCCCGATCCAGTCGCCGCCGGCAAGGTAATCGCCAGCCCAGCCGTGGGCGCGACCTGCACCACGCGCCCCGAAGCGTTCGCTTGCGTGGCCGTGAACGTGGTTGTTGCTGGAGGAATGACGTTGGTCGGAGGCAGAACCGCCACGCTCGCCGTGGTGCCCGTCCCGATGAACTGCGTCCACAACGATGAGGCCAAGGTGCCGGCGTTGTAGTAGACGAGCGCGTTGGTCTCGTCGATGTAAAGCGAACCGGGGTTGTAGCCGAGGACCCCGTTGGTCGGGGGCCCCAGGCCGTAGGAGAAATCCCGGTTGTGCAGCGGGTCGAAAATGATTCCGCCCTGCGCGTCAACGTACTGTCGGCGTAGCTTCTGCATCCCTGGTACCTCGATCGTGTCACCCCTCGCGGGTCTGCCGGCCGACACGCCACCGGAGCAGCCCTTTGACGGCGAAAGCCGTCGAGTATCACTTCACCCGCTTGAGTCGCGGGTTGGCTTTCTTGGCTTTCTTGGACGCGCCGCGGGTCGCGGCTGCCAGAATTGCGCCGGCCCGCTGCTTGGAGACGCCTTGCTTTTTGGCGATCTTGGACTGCACCGCCTTGAAGCCGGGGTGTTTTTTCGCCATGACGAGCCTCTCAGTCGTAAAGTTGGCCCTGAACCAAGATCGGCAGCAGCGGTCGCGGAGTCTGCCCAGGCACTCGACGACGACGCAAGTCGCTGCGGTCCCACATCGGACCCAGGGTTTGAGCCTTTGATCGGCGATCGATTTGCTTGGAGATTTCCAGCATCGAGAAAAACGTCTGCTGGTGAACGGCGTCCGGGTTGTCCGGCTTCTTGTTGTCGATGTCCCTCTCCGCCGCGGCCTTGCAACTCTCCAGCAGACACTCGGCATGTTGAGCCCCGCCGTAGGCGAACGGCATCTGCCCACTGAGCGCCTGAGGAGCAATCGTCATCGGGAAGGTGAGCGTGTACTCGGCGTCGGCCGAGGGCCAGACCCGTAAACGCATGCGCTGGCTTTTCTGCGGCGTCGGCCCGTCCGGCACCAATTCCTCGCAGCAGATTTCCGGCGAGCCCGGCGTCTTGGGCATGCGCTTCTCGCGCAGGTACAGGTCTTGCGCTGAGCCGGCGAGCAACTGACGGTAAAAGCTGCTCTGCCCGTCGACCGAAACCGTCACTGGCCCTTCGAGCGAACAGTAATCGGCGGGAAGCTCTGCCACGTTGTCGCCGCTGTGGACAAAGACCGAACGCATCGGTTTCAGGAACGACCACTGATAGCCGCAAAAGTAAAACTGCCGCAGGCCCGCTTTGAGGACTGCGGCAACGTTTTGTGCTTGGCGGCTGTTCCAACTGGTCGGGTCTCGGGTGTAGCCGAGGTGATAACCGACGTCCGCTTGTAGATCGAGGAACGCCGCGGTTAGTGTGCTTTCGGACATCCTTCCTTACTCGCAGCAGTCGCCCCCGTACATCGCTTCGTTCGCGCCCTTGAAATACTCCCCTGCCGTACAGGAGTGTTTAGGGTGCGGCCCGTCGGAATGATCCTGCAGATGCGCGGCCATGCCCGGAGCGTTGCCTTTGTGTCCGCCCACCGTGCCATGGCCGCCGTGAGCTGGCGGATGGTCGCCCGAGCCGTGGCCCGAGTGATGGCCGCCATGATGAGCCATTGGTCCAGCCATTACGAAGTCCTCCGCTTGCGCGTTTTCTTCGATGTCCCGTACCCGAACTTGTTGCGCTTCTTGTCGGCGGCTACGAACTCCGCCGCGACGCTGTAAGGGATGCCCATCTTGTGCCGGAAAGCCGGATCGTGCTTGGCGGCACGCATGGTTCGCGCTTGCTTGGCGCTTTTGCTGGGCATGATCCACCTTGCCTATGGCGCGTACACCTGAGCGATCCGCAGCCGATTGATCGAGGAGGTGCCGGGGGCTGTCCCGGTCGCGTTCTGTGTCTTCATGCAGAACCGCAACTTGACGTTGTTTGGGAAGTCCGTTCCAGCCGCGGCCGGGATTTGCTTCTGCGTCCCCAGGAGCTTGCCGTCCTGATAGAAGCTCAGGAGGTACTTGCCGAAACCGTCGTTGGCCGTCGCCGGCGTTCCCGCGCTTGCCGGCGTGACGTTGAACGGATTGACCGTCGGGCGGAAGTACATGCCCAGGTTGGTGAACGTGCCCGCCGTCAGGCTCACGGCGTCGTTCTGCACGGTCACCGGCGCGACGTTGGCCGCCTGATAGACCGTATTCATAATCGCGCCGCCCGTGCCCGGAGTCGTTCGAGCCGTCTCGGGCCGGAAGAAGCCGACCAAGCCGATGGTTGTGGCAAAGGTCCCGGTCGCCGTGATCGGAGACGTCGCCGTGACCGCCGCCGAGTCGATCAGGCCGATGAACAGGTCGTTTTTGGTGTCCGCGATCGTGCTGGTCGCGATCCGCGCCTCGAACCAGAACGAAAACGTCGACTGGCTGATCTGCCACGTCGTTTGACTCTGAACGATGCCGCAGCCGGCGTTGTCCGCCGCCGCTCCAATGTTGACCGAGCCGCCGACCAGGGCATCGTCGGCCACGACAGCGCCGTTGTCGCCGAAGACGTTGAAGTGATCGGCCCACCACGCTTCTGCCGCGTTGACGTTCGCTGACAGCTTGAAGCCGTCGAATTCGTACTCCAACAGGTCGCCGGGCTTCTGCTGGTCGCGAATCGATTCGAGCGGGCATTCTCCCCAAATCGAATCAGAGAAGCCGTCGGTGGTAATGGCCTGAGTCGGCTGAACGAAGCGCAGCGTATTGACCGCCCGCAAGCTGCTCAGGCACAACAACACGACTGCCAAGCAAACGATGACCGTGAACATGGTCGCTATTCCTCCGCGACGGGGGGCCTGCGGCGATAACTGCGCCGCCTGATCGGTTCGGGGGCTAACACTGGCTCGGCTTCGAGCGCGTCTTCTTCCGCGTCGATAGCCGCTAATTCTTGCTCGCTCAACTCATCCGACACGGGCTCCGGGTAATCCGCCGGCCGCGGGATGTTCTCGTAAACGCGACAACTGCCGCCCTTGACCACCGGCACAAGGACGTGCTTGCTGCGATCCACCTTGGCATCGTGAACCAAGACGAATCGACCGTTGACTTTCCGCAGGGGAGCCTTGGTGCGAATGCGGCCGTCGGCGTCCACCTGATTCAGTTCGAGCTTCCGGCCGTCGGGACTGAAGCCGACGAGGTGGAAGCAATAGCCGTTTTCGTCAAGCTCATCGTCGGGACAGCCGAACGGGCAAACGTTGGCGTTGGCCCCTTCAACTTCCTGAATCTTGAGCAGTTCGGACCGGCCGTCCTTTTGCGCGGTGCCGTAGCGGATGGCCCCTTGGTGACCAATCCCCACCTCGATGCCGCCGTATTCACGTCGCAAGCTCGACATCGCCCGACTCCTTCAACTAGCTCGGGTAGCTGGTCCCGGTGCTCAAGACGAAATGGCACCTCCGGGTGTACGTCACAGGTTGAAACCTGCAGTCAAGGAAATGCGCTGACATTGTGTGTTGACCAGGGTAGTGCGGAACGTTGGTTTCGCGCAACCACCAGCCCCGCAACACCTTGGTCTTGAACTTACCCCAATTGATTCCGTACAAAGGTCCGGTTGTGTCCCGGTCCAAGAACGGCACCCAATGCACCGGGGTGCGGTGGAAAACGACGTCGTTGTCGTATCTGGCCAAGTCGCGGCCGATCGATTCGTTCTGCCCGACCAGCAACTCCTCCAAGTAGTTGATCGTGGGCTCGTTGGTGTAGTAACCGTACTGCACCGCCGTGCCCGGCTGCGGAATGCCCGAGACTGGCGGCTTGAAGTTGGTCTTGCGCGACGCCCGACGCCAGCGCCGGATCAAGTCGTCCGGTGTCACGTTCGCGTAAGGCCCCGCGTAGTTGCGCCAGCGCGGATAGCTCGTCGCCGAGATTCCCAGGGTGGTGAAGCCCGCCGGCATGAGCCCGGTGAAGCCTTCGGTCGCGGCCTTCGCTATCCAAGTATTCACGCCCCAGGGAGTTATGGTGTCTGTCGACGAAACTGGAGGGCCCCAAAAATCAGCCTCAAAAAGCTCGGCCACCGCGTAGAGAGTCGCGACCCGGCGCTCGGCGACGAGGTCGACGATTTGCTCCTCATGATCCGCGTTCATCGAGATTTCTTCGCCGAGGAAACTGTAGTCGGCGGAGATACCGCGCCAGTCGGCTTGCGCCTGCACCATCGTCGAGACGATCTTCGGGTTGTCCTGCCCGCCGAAACCAGTGTTGCGGGCGGTGCCGGTGTTGTTGACGGCGACGTTCCACTGGACGCCGTAGCCGCCGGTCTGTTCGGCGACGCGCGTCTCATCGAGCAGGTTGTGGAAGGCTGTAAATTCCTGAATGTCCGTCATCAACGGTTCATAGTGGGGTCGACCAAGGTCGCGCAGCGTACCCGCAACCACGTCGACCAATTGAGTAGCGGTCAGCTCAGGCACGTTTTACTCCCAGGGTCTCGTTACCCTTGACGCGACGATCGGGGATTGAGGTAAAGGCCACGGGGCCGGCGGGCGTCGCTGGCGACTGCGCCAGACAGCCGCCGTTTCAGGTTCTGAGCCGCCTTCTCCCGGCCGGGCGGCGCTTCGCGGGCTCCGGCCTGAGTTGGTCGAGCCAACACCCCGCGTTCCCACTGTTCGGCTTCGTCGAGCTCCTCGACGACTTCGTTGTCGTTGTCTTCGTCCTCGAATTCCTGCACAGCGCGGCGGCGCTGCGACTTGTGCCGGAACTTGGTGCGGATGAAGTGAGCGATATTGGCGGCCAGCCCCTCTGCGCCCTCGCCCGTCTTGCGATGGTAGGCGTTCGCGGTCAAGCGGAAGCCGAGCTCGACTGAATCGGGGTCGAGCTTGTTGGTTGGTCCGGTGCCGAAGATTTCGGGATACTTGGCGAACTCGCGCTCGATGCGCTTGGCGTGACTGTCACTCTCCGCTCGCTCGCGCTGTTGCTGCCGGCCCTTGACGTCTCCGAGCTCTTTGCGAAGGCCCTCAATTTCGCCTTCGTAATGGTCCCGCAGTTTGGTCAGGGCTTCGATGAGGCGCGGGTTGTCCTCTTCGTCGTTCAATCCCAGGTCGAGCGGCACGCGAGCTGTCGGGGTTTCGAGTGGAGTTTGTTGCGCCTTGACTGCCGCGGCCACGCGAGCTGGATCGAACACCTGAGACAATCGCAACTCGAAGTCACGCTCACGAACTAAATCGCGGAGCTCGCGTGGGTCTTCGATGTCGACGAAGTCGTCATCGGTGAGCCCGAGACGCCTGGCCTTACTGACGAGGTGAGCGGGGAAACCCGGCTTGAGAAATCGGCCGGTGGTCGGGTCGCGCTCGATCGGCGGCGTCGCAGGCGGCGACTCGATGGTCGAGACGTCCTGAGACGTCGGTTGACCAGCCGGCCGGCGCTGGGCCTTGTTGGGATCGAAGATTCGGGAGGGTTGGGCCCCGTTCGGAGCCGGGGGTGCCGCGGTGTCCCTGTCCACGTCCTGCCAACTTTATCGCGACTCGGACACCGAAAAGGGTAACTCAGCGCCCGAGCTTTGGCAAGCCCCCTAAGCCTTTGCGGCTAACAGGTCAACGTTGGCCGACACCCCCGAGGAGACAATGGCGTAGGGTGTCTGATTGGCCGATCCCAGCTTGAGAAAGGCGAAATTGTGGCCCCCGACCGGGTCAAGATGGCCCCAAATATGCCCGGCCAGACCGTCTTTTAAGTCAATTCCGATGTTCGGGTCGCGGTTGATGATGAGCATGACCCCCGGCGTCGTCATCGCCGCCAGATTAATGAGCGTGTCGGTGCTGCCGATCGTTTGCGGGACCCGGCGAAAATCTGGACTCGAAGGGGAAATGCTGAAAGCAGCTAGGATCAGTTCATCGCTCTTGAAGGCATCGGCGTAACTCATCGATGCCGAGACGGTAAGCTCGTTGGACATGGCAAAACCGCCCGTGCGACGTCAAAAAACGGTCGACTGGACCGGGGGGGACCAGTCGACCGAAAAAGCGCCTCTAGCGCTGCCGGATAATCACTTTTTGCACCGAGCGGCTCTTGTTGAATCGAAAGCGCTCGACGCGCACAGAACGCTGTCGAATCACCTGCCGCTGGACCGAGCGCTCGCGGATAATCGCCCGCTGCGAAAAGACGTTGAACGACGGAATCGAATAACACTGATTGAACAGCACCGGCGGCGCAAAGTAGTTCGCGAACACCTGCCGCTGGATAATCGCGGTCGGTTGCGGCACCTGCAAAAGCAAAGGCGCAGCCGCAGGCGGCACATAGGTCTGCTCTTGCTGCACCGGAGGCACGACTGCTCGGGCCGGCGGCACCAGCTCTTGCTGCACGGTCGCGGCCTCGATCCGCAACGTGATCGAGGGCATGATCGGCAGGACCGAGAGCGGATAGGCCAAGACCGAGGGCGCGTACGACTGCTGGTAGAACGACTGCGTCTGAAACGACTGCTGGCAGCCGAACGACTGGATGAGGGGCGGGCATGCGCCTGCCGCGCCCGAAGCAATCACACAAACCAAGCCGGCGATGCGGAACATGATCGACTCCTCTCAAGGTTTAGGGGCCGCCTTGTCGAGCTCGGCCCGTCGAGCGCTCACCTCAGCGATAATAGCCGTGCGTTCCTCCGGGGTCAACTTGAGGCCGCTCGACTTCTTGGGCATGATTCCCTCTTTGACCTTCTCCTCCATGGCCTTGAGCTCGGAACGGCGCAGATCGTCGCGGAACTCGTTGCCCCTTTCCCCGGTGAACAACACAAAGCGGTCGCCCTTCTTGGGCGCGTCTTTGGGGTTGTGGCAGCCCAGGCACTTGCTGAGTCCGTCGGCGAGCACGTTGGCCCCGGCCTGCGCCTTGTCGGGCCCTGGCGTCTCGGGCTCCTCCAGAATGCGGTCGAGCTTCTTGTGGATGTCGGCCAACTGCCTGAGCACCTCTTTCTGGAATTCCGTATCCGGCTGACCCTCGACGAAGGCGGCTCCATGCAAGGGAGCCCGAAGCACCTGCGCGGGCTGGTACTGCGCCGTGGCCACCAAGCCGCCGAGGAACAGACAGGAACCGACCAGCACAAGCATAAGCGCTTTCATGGTTTGCCTCGCACCATTTGTTGAAGTAAAGGATACACGATTTCGTAACTGTTGCGCGTGATCGAGCGATCGACCGACAACTGCGCCAGAACGTGATTGGTCAACTGGTCGGCCGCCCGGTAGACCTTGAGCCTGCCGGCGAACTCCTCGACCGTGCAGCCGATGCCCGCCGCCACTTGCTCGACCGAGAGCGGATCGACGACGTACCACTGGTAGCAGTCGCGGTATTCGGCCGAAACCCGCGGAATCACTTTGTCGATCGGCCGCCCGTCTTCGGGGGCATAGCCGACCACCTGCCGGACGGCTTGCTCGTAGCTGAGCCGGTCGAGCTCCAGCTTGCCGCGGAAGTCGCGCAGGTAAGCCGCCTGCAGCTTCAATTCTTCTTCCTTGTCCGGCGAGGTGAGCAGGTTGTAGCCGCGCTTGGGCTCGTAGCGGTATATCTGCCGCACTTCGTCGTTAATGTCCTTCAAGAAACCGTTGTTGTGACAGGACAGGCAACTCTTGGCACAATGGATGCGCATGTCCTTGCCGCGAGCCGTGGTGTCCGGGCCGATCTTGTCGGGCGCGGTCACCTGCAACTCGCCGGCCGCCGTGCAGGCCATGACCGCCGGCAGGCCGTTGGGCAGAGTCGCGAAGTGCCGCTCGGCCTGATGCTTGAGCCCGCGCTTGGGATCGAGCAACAACAGCGGATTGCGCTCATCGAGATTGTTGTCGAAAAAGTCCATGGTGTACCAGACGAAGCCGTCGGTCGCCGCCCGGCGCACCACCATGCGATCGTTTTGCGCCACCCCCGAGTTATGGGCCAGCACCACCGCGAGCAGTTCGGACTGTTCGGATCGATCCTCGCCGAGATTCACGCCCGCGAGCTTGAAGAAGTCGTCGCGGTTCTTGACGCCGATGAAGTCGTAGTAGCCGAAACCGCCGCCCACGAACTTGCCGCCTTGCTCGGCTCCGCGATCAGCCGAGACCGCCGTCATCGCGAAAAACCAATCCATTGTCACGATCGGACATTCCGAGGCCGTGAGTTTGTAGAGCTCGTCCATCTGCCCCTTGACCAAGTGATCGGCCGCGACGCTCTTGAAGCCCCTCCGGCCCGCGACGACGCGGCCGTAGGCGTCGTAGCTCGACGGCTCCTGATACTCCTTGCGCTGATGGTAATAAGGCTCGCGCTCGGCGAAGCGCTCCCAGGTCGTATACATCCGCCCGTAGTCCTTTTGATTCTGCGCCAGGTAGCGCAAGTCGACGGCGGCGATGCGGCCGTCGGCAATGAGCCGCACGCTCGTATACATGCGCGGGGCCCTGGACAGCAAATTCGGCTGCAGCCGGCAAGCCATGCGCTGGTAGACCGGGAGCTTCTCGCCGGCCAAGTGGGTGCCGTCGAGGTAGCGCGTAAAGTGGCAGGTCTCGGCGTCGCCGATGGCTTTGCAGTCGGCCAAGATCAGGGGAACGGCGTCGGCGGGTCCGGCGTAGGCGATCGATGCGAACGCCAAGACGAGAGGGGTGAAGCGCATCATTAGCTCCGCGGGATCAGGGCCACGGCGAAAAACAACCTTCCAAGCGCCCTAGTTTAGTCCTCGCTCGACGAATGTCTCAGGCGGATGCGGTGGGCCAAGGCCATGGCCCGCTCGCGCAGGGGATTGGGCGGGGCCCGGTCGCCCTTGTGATGCTGCGGCGCGGCGTCGCCGTAGCCGGCGTCGCGGTCGAAATAACCATACGCCTGAAAATACTTCTTGCGATGGGCCCGGCTCTCAAATATCGGCCGGCCGTCGCGAGTGAACTCGGTCGGCACCCCCTTGCGCACGGCGTCGCTCGACGCTTCCTCGACCTGAGACGGATGCACCGCCAAGGCGATCGACTTCTGCCGGCGGCTGCGCACCAGGGTCGGGGCCTGCTTGCCCAGCGGGTAGCGTTTGCGGTAGGCGCGAGCTGGCACCTCGACGCCGTCGAGAAAATAATGCCGGCCGCGCTTGTCGATCTTGATGCCGTCGCCGATCATCGTCCGGCTCCATTCAACTGCGCCATAGCGCCCTGGCCGTTGCGTCCGCCCGTGGGCTTGCCGCCCAACAGCGAGGTAATCTGATTGCGCCCCTGCCCCTCATCGGTCGCTTCGGACGTCGACACGCGATTGTAGGTCTTGGGTTGAGCGTTCGGCGCTGGCCCGCCGTCTTGCGACGCGCCGCCGGCGTCGGGCGGGGGCTGCCGGATCGTCAACACCTGCTGAATGCGCGGCTCGTTCAGAAGCTCGCCGATCAGCTTGAAGTATTCATTGAAGTCGGCCGCCAGACCCTGCCCCTGCATGACCGTCATCGCCGGTAGCACGTCCTGCTGCCAAATCTGGCGGATGGTCGCCAAGCGGCTCTGCGGCGTCGAGGGCTGGAGCGAACTCACGTCGACCTCGATCATCAAGTCGTCGAAGTCGGCCTCGCGGCGGATATGTTTGGGCAAACTGGCGTAGCGGCGGCCGAGGTGCCTATCGTGAATCTTGCTCGGGAAGGCCAAGCGCGGATGACTGATGCCCGGCAGGCCCGGAATGGTCGCGTTGGACTGCGCGATCAAGTGCGGGTGTTTCCACCAGAACCAATTGAGCCGGCTGACCATGTCGTTGGCGGCGATCATGGTGGTTTGCTGCAGGTCGGCGATGCCCGCCTGCGCGTTCTGATTGAGCATCTGTTCCTGAGTGGCCGTCTTGGCTTGCTGGGCCCGCCCGCCCAGGAGAGCGAGGTTGCCGCCCTGGAAGTCGAATAGCTCACGCGCCGCCTGCCCGCCGCCGTAGGCTTGCTGGAAGGTCTGCCCGCCGGTGACAATCGGCTGCATCAGCTTCGGGTCCTCGACAAAGATCGCGTCGCCGTCGCTGGCCTTGTTGGCGCGTTCGGCGTCTTCGGCGTTGCCGTAGCCGGTCATTTCCTTGTAGCGCTCGACCGAATCGAACGCCTTACGATAGAGGGCGTTGGCCGCCAAGTCAGCCTGATACAAATCCTGAATGGGCCCTTTCGGCACCGGCGAGCCCGGCACCCAATAGTAACCGAGGTGCCCGTAGGGCCCGCACTCCGGGCCGGTCCAGGGCTGACGCCCGAGCGGCTGCCCGTCGGCGCAGGCCACCGGCGTGCCAGCGCCGTCGGTCGCAAAGGTCCAAATCTCGCGCTCGGTGGGGAAATAGAACTCCCACAAGGCCACCATGTCGAAGACTTCCTCCATGCCGTAAAAGCTGCGGTTCAAGACGCCGATCTTCTCGATGCCGTAATCGTCGTACTGCTGCGGCATCGTCGCCTGCAGGTCCTTGCGAAAACGGCTGAAGCGCTTGTCTTCCTGAACCGCGTCCAGGCGCACCCGGTAACTGTGCGCCTGCCACTGGCACTCGTTGAAGACCCCGGCGAAATTGTCGTAAGCGTAGTCCTCGCGATCGATGCGCGTCAGGATCGGCTCGCCGCCCTTCTGGCCCCAGCCGCGCGTGGCGCTCTCGGGCATGGTCGCCAAGGCCACCCGGTAGATGCCCCAGCCGAACAAGCCGTCGATGACGATGCGCTTCATGGTCTCGCCGGCGTTCATGCGCTTGAGCTCGCGGTTGCCGAAATCCTGCATGACGTCGCAGGCTTCTTCCTGATTGCGGTCCCAGGTCGAGAGCGTGAAGCGCGGAACTTTGGGAATGAGCGAGGCCGAGGTGATCTGAACGTAAAGACTGCTCAGGTTGAGCAGGATGTCGACTTCGTCGGTCTGCTCCGCCCAATTGCAGCCGGCGTAGTTGCTGACCATGTCGCGACGCCGGTCGCGGCCAAAAGCGTCGGCCACGCGCGTGTTGCGCCAAGCCGTCTTGATCCGGTCGATGGTTTTATCCAAAGGCTTGCGTGCCACGGTTAGCGACCGGAGCGACTCGGACGCAGCTATAATGCCGAATCACCCCGAGCCCGTCAACCGCCGCCTAGCGCCAGCGCCGCCGGCTGTTGTGACGCATAGCCCGAATAGGCCGGCTCTTGCGGTCGCCAAGCTCCCCGCGAACCGCCAGCTTCATCCGCCATTCCAGGGTCCCCACCGCGGCCGGCGCAACCACCGAAAGCGGGTCCTCGATCCTGATCTTGCCCAGCCCCAAACGCTTGAGAACCATGAGACACAAGGCGTCCGCGATGACCCGGTCGCCGTGATTGGAACGAGCCCCCGAAGGATCGGGCCCGCCCATGTGCTTGGGATGCTCAACCGTGTCCTTGGTGTCAGAGAAGCGATACGCCTTACAGTCCTCGAAAGCGTTGAAACTCGGATTGACGAACATGCGCTCGCGCAACGCGATCGTGTACTGGTCGAGCAGGTTGCGCTTGGCCCCCGCGGTGCTGGCGTTCCAGCCGGCCACGTCGCTGACCTTCACCCGGTGCATGATGTCCATGCTCTCGCGATAGTAGAGCCGCGTGTAATGGTGCTCCTTCAAGGTGCGACCGAAGACGCCGCCCGGCCCGTTGGTCTCCCAGGCGATCATGGCCGCCGTCCCCTCCGAATTCTTGAACAAGCGCCCGAGCGCCATGCACACCAGTGCGAAATCGTGCGGAGCCAAATCCGAGACCGCCATCTCGCACACCTTCCGCCCCGTCGTCACCGAGCCGATCGAGCACACCGAGTTGCTGTTGCCGATGCCCTGCGAAACGTCGACGCCCATTCCGTACAGATCGGCCGCCACCTCGACAATCAAACCGTTGGCGTCGACGTCGGCCGGGTTGATCCACATCTGAATCGGACCGTCCTCGACCGGCATCAACCCCATCGGCTCGCAGGTCTCGGGATCGTAACGCATGTTGGCCCGCCAGATCGGATCGACCGTCGCCTCCTGCAACGTCGCCACCAGCACCGAGTCGAAATAATTGTGCTGGCTCTGCCGCGGCGCAATGTCCAAATGCTGCGCCACGTCCCGGTCGTTGGCCCGTCGCAGACATTGCTGGTCATACCAGGGCGAGCGAATGCCGACCGCCGAGCCCGTGTACCACGGCGTTTCAATGCGCCCCGGCCCGTCGAACGGTTTGCCCGTAGTGACAAAGGTGCTCTCGGCGTCGAAATTGTCCGTGTCCAGGACCTTGAAGCCGTTGGGCTTGTCCGGGTCAGAGAGGTACAAACCCCGGCGCTTCTCGGGGTGCAACGTCCAGTGCATGACGCACTTGTCAATATCCAGGCGCTGCGTCAAGTCGTAATAACAGCCGCTCACGCCGTAGTGGGTGCCGATGACCAGGCGCGGGCCGGTGTCCGCGGTCGCTCCCCAAATCTGATACGCCTTCTTGCTCTGGTACTTCGAGAACTCGTCGAGCACGATCAAATGCACCCGGTCGCCCACCCCCGCCGCTTCCGTGGTCGCCGAGCCCGTGATGCTCGAACCGTTGGCAAACGCAAACGAACGCTTGTGACGCTTGACCGACTGCGACATCCACGCCGGCAGATGCTTGAGCATGAAGGCGATCTTGCCGAACAGAGTCCCAGGGTCGCCGCTCTTGTGAATCGCTTCTTCCTTGTGCGAGAGCAACAACACGCGCTTGTTGGGATGAAATAGGCACAGCCACAGCGCCAGGATCATGGCCAGCCACGTCGCCCCCATTTCCCGGCTCTTTTCCCAAAGCATGTCGGCGCGGCCCTTCTTGAAAAGCCGCTTCATGGTCCGGTCCAAGGCCAGGGCCTGCCAGTCCCAGGTCAAAAACGGCCCGACCTCATGGCCGATGTTGTCGGGATTCATCTGCCAGACCGCCATGTTGATAAAGGCGACAATGTCCCGGCGGAACAAGGCCAGCACCGCCCGCCGGTACTTGCGATCCAGCCGACAACGCTTGATCCAGTAAGCCCGAAAGCGCAAATTGGCCCGAAACTCAATCGGTATCCGAGCCCGGTAACTAGAAGTGTTCTGCAAGATTCACCAACCACGCGACCGCCGGATAACTAAATAACGCCGCCGTCATCACCGCCGCCACCGCCACGCCCCGCCAACGCCGCTCCTGCACCGCCAAGGCCACACTGTTCTGCTGCATCACCCGGTAAGTCGTATTGAACGACGCCGCCTGCATCATGGCCTCCGCCAACTCCCCACGCAACTTGGCCTCACGCCGATTAGCGTCCACCATCGCCTTGTTCGAGTCGTCCAAACGCATCCCCAACTGACCCCCCGGATACAAACCCGCCTCATGACGCACGCCAATGGCATGCCCATGCCGCTCATATAACGAGCGCCGCTTCGGCCGAGCCCCACGCTCCTCAGCAACAGCGGCACGGATGGCGTCAGCGATAAGTTCCCGCATCCTGCCAGTCACAGAGCGACCCGCCACCATCGGCTCGGTCTCAAACGTTTCGCAAACCGCCGCCGCCCGCTCCTCCGGCGTCAACGAACCCGGCCGCATTATCCTCGGCGGCCCATCCGGGTAATCCTCGACCGGCACCCGGAGGATACCTTTGATCTCCACCGAACCCGGCCCCGCGTTTGCACTCTGTTCTGGCATGGCTACCTCACGCGAATACTTTCCGGTTTCCTCCATGATCCGGCAACCGCATCCGTGCGGACAATCGTATTCGACCAGGAACGGTGTTTTGTCGAGCTTGTGATTGACTTGGTTCGGAAACGCTCCGTAGCCGAGCGGCATTAAACGCTTGCACCGAGGACACCGAGTCATATCGGCGAGCGAGCCATCACCAAAAGAAGCATTCTCCGGAACACCAGCCATGTCCGACCTCCCCCTCATCCGCGAACTGCTCTCCCCCACCACCTCCAACGCCGAAGCCGCCAACCTCACACCCCACCCTCCGGACCCTCCACCTCCTCCAAACCCTTGCCCCCCTCCAACCCCCGCCCCAATCCACCCCCCGGCGTAAACCCCGACCCCACCGGCCGCGGCCCCTCATTGCGCACCCCACAATGTAAACAATGCGCCACCTCAAAATCCCCAGGCACGTCAAACGACCGCAAACACCCCAAACACACCCAACGACGCATCCGAAATAACTCCTGCAAACGCTGCGACTGCTCCAAACAGATCACCGCCTCCGCACTCTCCCGCCAACGCTGCTGCCTCTCCACACTCATCTGCACCCACAAACCCCTCACCCCAAAATAACCAGCCACAGCCGCCGCCGCTAAATCATCCAACGAACTCGCCATCGTCCCCTCCCGGCCCCCCAGCCAATAACCCCTCAATCAATCCCTCCACCTCCTCCACACCCTCCACCTCCACCACCCGATGACAACACGGACACTCACCCACCCCATCCCAACCCCGACTGGTCCCCCCCGGTCCAGTCGAACCCAACTCCCTCTGTAACTCCCCCATCCGCTCCGCAAACCACCGCGGTTCACCACGCAATAACCCCCGCCAAAATACGTCCTGATGACTCCGATCCTCCACATGACTCACCACCCACTGCATCGACTCCAAATCCCCCACCACCGCACTACTCAACCCCGATACCGCCTTCCTCAACCGCCCCCGCGCATCCCGCTCCTGTCCCGGCTTTATCCCCGGCGGCAACCGATACCTGCCCTTACGCGCCTTCCCCATAACCGCAATTCCTAACCCCGACCGCTCAACACGTCAACCCCAGAGGAAGGAAAGGTACAAGAACTCCAGGCGGGCACGCGCGGCGGCCGGGGGTCCGGTTCGGGCTGCCGGGAACCGCCGGAAAACGGGCGGAAAAGGGGGCGACGACGACGACGGCGAAACGCAGCGGTTGACACAGAGGGGAATGGTGACGGAGGACACCGGGCATTGCCAGCGTAGGCATTGCGTGATCGAGGGGGAATGGCCGGCGGCTGACGCCGGCGGGAGGGGGTGTGGGATGATAGCGGGGCGTTGGTTTGTGGTGTGGGGGCATGAGTGCTGTTTGGATATACGGCGATATGAGGGGAGGGAGGCGGCCGAGGCTGCATTTAGGGAGTTTATCCGCGATCATTACGCCGTGGTGGTGTTGATCTTGAACGGCGAAATCGTTCGCCAATATGAGCGCCCGGCGCAGTCGAGGACCTCGTGACTACGCAGCCGCAATTGTGGGGAATGGCCAACACTTGCACTAAGCAAGGCGAGCTGTTCACGGAATCGACCGTCGACCAGCCTTGCACGGTATGCGGACGGCTGCAGGTTATGACCGACGGCGGATTTATCACTTGTCCGCGGGGATGCTTGAAGCTCGCACCCGAGCCCAAGCAGCCCGCGGACACCAACCAGGGAGAGCTATTCAATGGGTTATCGTGATTCCAAAGAGGGGCCATTTCCGACCAAGGCGCGGGCGCAGGAATTCGCTACGGCCGAGGTGGGAGCGGAGCACATTATCGCGCAGACTGACGCAGGCTGGATTATCCTCCTCGCTCAAGACGAGGCCACCTCGTCGCCATTGCTCAGATACGACGTAAATGCAAGCGTGCATGACTCGGAAGGACACGCCGACGGCGCGTATTCCCTCATTTGTCGCGACGCAACCGCCGACGAGATTTGCGACCAATTGCGGGAAGTGCTCGCCGACGGGGACTATGGGTTGACCAATTCGCCCGGACCGTTCTATTTGTCGCTGCAGATCGGACCCGCCGGTAAGGGCGACGACATGCCGATATGACCACCAGGGCGCAAGGAAGCGCCCCCGGTCCGCGGCTTGTTCGCCGCGCTGACGAGCCCCAGCTCAGGGCGAAACCGGGAGTCGAAACCATGAAAGCCGAGATTAAAGACGGGTGCCTGATCCTGACGCTGCCGCTGCAGACGCCGACTTTGAGCGCGTCCGGCAAGACCTACGTCGTCGCTAGCAGCCGCGGCAACAAAGTGACCGCGGCCACGGTGGGCGGAAAGCCCGTCACCGTGGGCGTGAACGCTTACATCGGCAAGTGACACCAACCACCAGGGCGCAGCCGCGGCCGAACGGATCGGACCGCGGCTTGCCCGTTTCCATCGGGAGACCTGCAGCAAATGATAACCTTTACGACGCCGAACCTCGATTGTGAGACCGTCGACGAAAACGACTTGCGCGTTTTGGCGATTACGCTGCGAGCGCTGGCCAGCTATGCCGACGTAAAAGCCGACGCCATGAGACAGCGCCGCCAAGGAAAGATCGAACGCGCCCGCGTGACCGAAGGCAGGGCGGATGATATTTACCACCAGCTCCCCCAATGGGCCAAATGGTGAACTATGAGGGGCCAACAACCCGACCTATTCGAAGACGACAGGCCGGCGCAGGCCGGCGAGCCCCCGGCCGACAATTGGCCGGCGCAAGCTCGCCGAATCGCCAAGCGCCACGCCCGGCGCGATAACCATCTAGGTACGCGCTGGCGGTGCGAGTGCGGCGCGTGCAACCGCGCCCGGTTCGACGGATTCATACCACGGGAGAGCCGACATTGACCACAATCACACGCTATCTGCAACGTTGCACCGGCGCGATTATGTATGACCGCGGCCGGCCGCGGCCGATTGTTGTAAGCCTTGACCCCTCGCGGCCGTCGCTCATCGGCCTGCGACTCAAAGGGACGAGGCGCGTCTATTGGATTGCCGTCGACGGCGCTTACAAGCTCGCGGTGCGCAACGCCATCGCGGCCGAGAGAGCCGAACGCGCCAAGGCCAGGGAGGAAAAACGGAAAAAGCGCTGAACCCGTGGCGGACGCCGGACCGCTTTGCGACTACTGACCTAGCCAGAGCCGGCGCTCTGGTTTATTTTCAACCGGGAGAAACCAACGTGACCAAGGACCAACGCCAACGAATCACCGCACACGGTCGGGAATTGCTCAAGCTATTCCCGGACGCAACCGAGACCGACCCCGTTAAACTCTGCAAAAGGCTTCGGCGGATCGAGGCAGCCGCGCACCAGATCGGGATGCGACTTTGCAACGACTCCGGCTATAGCGGCGAGGAAGCCGACGACGCCGCCTTGGGCGTCCGCCGGTTACTCGCCAAGCTACTCGGCAATTCCGGGCCGCCCGTGATCCTGAATCGCGACCCGCGCGGTTACGCCTTGAAGATCGACAGCGAGGAAATGAAACGCTTTGCCGATTCACGCCTGCACACGGATTGGGGCGGATACGGCATTTTGGCCCCTGAAATCGATTGACCAACCACCAACCGGAGAATCGACCAATGACCGAACATTTCATTCGCGCAGTTGCTCAGCGCTATGGGTTGACCGTGCTGCGCCGAATCACAACCGGAACGCCGACCAGGGGGTTCGCGACCTTCGAGCTCACCGGGCCGGCGGAAAAAGTCGTTGCCGCTTGGCCGACGATATCCGAGCGCGGCCGCGACGAGAAGCGCAGCCGCGATTTCGACCGCATGACAATGACCGACGACCACCACCCCGAGGCCGGACAGCCGTTTATCGAATGTAGCTCGGTTTGGATCGACGACAGCGCCCGCGGCGTTAATGCCACCGTGCTGGTCAGGAGGCAGGGAGCCATCGGAATCACCTACCCCAAGGTATTCGATTTAGATGTTGACGCCCGCGCTAAGGATGAGGACATACGCAGCGCGGCCATCGAGGAGGCCAACCGCCGGGGTTACGAGACTTTCCGCGTTCTATCGTATGAGGATGCCAAAGCGTAAGGCTTAGGGCCGGTTTCGCCGCCGGCCTATCCTTTTGCCCTGCCCACTTCGGGCGGGGTTGTTTTCAACCGGGAGAATTGGACCATGCGAACGCTATTGGATGAGATTATGGACGCCACGCCAACGGCCGGCGGTCCCGTAATTCTGTCGCAGAATCACAACCTGAATTCGATCAATTGGGTAGGCGGGGTGACCGATCCGGGTGAAATGATCGGCTGCGGGCGCTACCAGCAATTGCGCCGACTCACCGGCGAGGGTGACGAAGCCTATCAGAATCGGTTGATCGCGCTGCTGCCGACGCTGCCGCCAGGAGACCGCGAGCAGATCGAGACGGCCATGCGAGCAGCAGCCATTCGCCGCGCTGGCTTCCAGACCGAAAACGGCATTGTCCCGGTGTTCACCGTCGGCGATAACTGGCACCGAGTCGGCACCAGCATTGCCGAGGCCACCGACAGCGCCCACGCCGAACGACTCAGCGGGCTGAACTTTAAGGTCGGGAAGATTCCCTACCAGTATCCGCACCCGCACACGGGCGCGATGATCACCAGCGCCCGCAAATTCGCCATCGCCCGGCTGGATAACGGCGAGGAGCTCGGGGACGTCGGCACCAAGTATATGCCGTTTCAGAATCACGACGCTTTCGAGCTCTGCGACGGAATCCTGCACCGCTACGGGGCCAAGTATTCCGCGGCCGGTTCGCTGTTTGGCGGGCGGCGCATTTTCATCCAAGTCGATTTGCCCCGCCAAGCGTTTAAGGTCGGAGCCCGCGACGAGGTGAAGGCGCACGCCTTGTTCACCAACCCGCACGACGGCAGCGGGGTCGGCGAGCTATTCGCCACGTCCAACCGCACCACCTGCGCCAACACTTTGCGGATCAACCGCTCCGAGAGCGCCGCTAAGGGAATGAAACTCCGGCATACTGGCGACCTGAAAGCCCGGATCGCCGAGGCGCAGGAAGCGCTGGACCTTACGGTAACCTACTTCGAGGACTTCGCGGAGAAATCGCAAACGCTCGGGCGCACCGCTTGCCCGAATATCAAACACTACTGCAACGACGTTTTAGACGCCGTGCTAGAAGTGACTGCGGCCGACGCCTTGAAGGGCGCGGACCTGCTTGCCGCGGCATTGCAAGTGACCGAGGCCGAACGGCTGCTTGCGGCTAAATCCTTCGAGCGCAAGATCGAGCGCCGGGGTGAATTGCTCGCCGATATGCTGGAGCGCTACGAGTCGGAGCGCTGCGGATTGAACGGCCAGCGCGGTACCGCTTGGGCGGCTCTCAACGCCGTCACCGAATCGGCCGACCACGGGCCGCTTGGCGGGCGCTTTGTGGGATCGGACACGGCCAAGGCTTCCCGGCGCTTCGAGTCGATCCTGACTGGCGACGCCGACGACGTTAAACAGATCGCCTTTGACAAGGCTCTCGCCCTGGCGAACTAATCTCCCGGTCAGGGGCAAGGATGCCCCATTCTTTCTTGGAGCTTCCATGCGCAAACCACCGACTCACTTAGGCGACGGAGCCTATGCCAGCTTCGAGGGATTCGATCAGATCATCCTTACCGCCAACCATCACGATCCCGCACAGGCCACGGATCGCGTCTATCTGGATGACCTAGCAATCCGGGCGCTGTGCGAGTGGTATTTCGGGCGCGAGGCTTGGCACACCATGATCAAGGCCGCGAACCTGTAATCTCGCGGCCACAACCAGGGAGAGCCGACCAATGGCCAAAGCTATTTACGCATTGCAACTGACGCTGGAGACCGAGGACCCCCAGGAATTCTGTCACTGGCCGCCGAGCCTTGAAATGGTCGCCGCGGTTCTGCAATACAGCACCGCGGCCGAAGCGCTCAGCGAGGGGCTCCACGCCGAGGCGCGGCTGGAGCTGTTCATCGTCCGCGCTCAAGATTTTGAGGTTGACTGCCCGGTGTGCGCGGCGGGTGTCCTCAAACATAATTGCCGGTTGTGCGAGGGCGAGGGACGGATACCGCGAGCCAAATTGGAGGACTTGCTCCGGGCCGCCGGAGTAGTTCCACAAGCACAAGGGTATTGCGAATTCTGCCCGAATGACGGGACCGATTGCATTGTGTGCGGACGCAAGACTGTTATTTCTTCACCCAACGAGGAGACCAATCCGTG